GAACCAGAGTCGTACCAAATACGGTTAATTTCGCCGATACGTGAATCGCCGTCGTCATAACCGTGATAACTTGTGAATAATTTTTGTACGAATGCCATTAGAATACCCTAGATAGAGTATTTATCGGCGTATGAGTTGTTTGATTTTATCTAGCAAATCGCCATCTTCAGAGCCTATAGTGTCGTCAGATGTAAGTTTATCAATAACTGGGCTTTCTTTACCTTGTGCGGCTTTAGCTAGTTCTAAATGCTGTTGTAGCGGAGGAACCATTATAGGGTTACTTTGAAGTTCAGGTTCTTCGTGGTCTTGACCTGCTGAAACTTCAGGCTCGCCATCACCATTAATCTTAATGTTGATAGGAATATTAATAGTGAATTCTTTTGCTCTCATGGTAGTATTTATTAGAAGCCGTTAGTCGCTGGGTTATAATATAATAAGTTAGTCCATGTATCTGAGTTAGTTGCATGACTGTTGGTGTAAAGTATTGACAGGCTACCTGGGCCTTGATTGTTAGCATACTGAACACGAATTGGATAATATGTTCCTGCATTTAAATTAATATTACCACTAGAACCGCCTGTATCTGATAAGTTAAGAACAGCGTTGCCAGTTGTAAATCCACTTACGGCATTTGATCCAATCCAAACAGTAACAGTATCATCAGGGCTTGCGTAGATAGACCAGTTACCTGAATAGTTTGGCTTAATGTATCCTAACCATTGATAAGCTATATTAACTTGTGCGGCAGTTAACGACACATCAAAGTTGTTTACTACAGAGTGTCCAGTAACTGTTCCTGTTGCAAAGAATGTAGTACTAGCTGTGTTTTGGCTAGGCCATCCACTGTAGGCTGTTCTATAAATGCCAGCTGTATATTTGCTAGTGTTGGCAGTAACTTTAGCCGGAGTTGTAACAGCTTTTTCGTGCAAAGCACCCAATGATCGCCAACCAAATCCTGGCATGTTAGGCTAGCTCAGTAATTGTGATTGGGCCAGTTGAACTGTTGGCCGCAAATGCTACCATTGTTTTGCCTGACGTTGCTACGAAGAACTCAACACCGCCCGCTGGAATTAAAAACGCATTGTTATTAGCAACGTTACTGGTAACTGTGAAGCTACTAGTTGTTAGCCCTGTGCCCACTAGCACCCAAGTATCTTGGTTTACTGCTACACGTATAATGCTAGTTGTTGCGCCAACTGTTGACGATACTGCGCATGATGTAGTTGTTGTGAAACTTTGTGTTACGCCTGGATTGTAGGCACCTTTTCTTACTGTTAACATAGTGTTGTCCTTGTCCGTATTTGTGGATTCTTAGTGTTATTTATCGTTAAATACGTTACTATGATTAATAAACAACCTTTTGAAAAACTAATTGCAGATTTGAAAGAAAACGGAAAATATCGTGTGTTTAACGATATTGTTCGCGAAACCGGCAAGTTTCCACAAGCCATTTGGTACGGGCCATATAACATTAAAACTATTGTTAATTGGTGCTCAAATGACTATTTGGGCATGGGTCAAAACAAAATAGTCTTAGAAGCCATGCACACAGCCCTGGACCATACAGGATCAGGGTCAGGTGGTACACGTAACATTGGCGGTACTAGTCATTATCACGTAGCTCTAGAGCACGAGCTTGCTACCTTACACAAAAAAGAAAAGGCTGTATTGTTCAGTTCAGCTTATGTGGCCAACGAATGGACACTAATTGCCCTAGCTAAGATTATTCCAAACATTGAATTTATCAGCGATGCTAACAATCATAACAGTATTATTGTAGGCATACAACATAGTCGAGCAGACAAAGTTGTCTTCAATCACAACGACTTAGATGATCTAGAACAAAAATTAAAAATTAGTTTTGCACAAGGTAAAACTCCTTGTGTAGTGTTTGAAAGTGTCTATAGCATGGATGGCGATTTTGGACACATCGAAGAGATATGTAAATTAGCTGAGAAATACAAAGCTATTACCTACATTGACGAAGTACACGCCGTTGGCCTGTATGGACCGCATGGTGGTGGCAAAATAGAAGAACTTGGGCTTGAAGACAAGATTGACATAGTCAACGGAACCTTGGGAAAGGCCTTTGGAGTCCAGGGCGGTTACATTGCTTGCGATAAGATTGTAGCCGACGCTATTCGAAGCGTAGCCGCTGGATTCATTTTTACAACATCAATGAGTCCTGTTACTTGTAGCGGAGCATTAGCCGCTATCAAATGGTTAAAGGATCATAACGAAGTGCGTGAAAAGCATCAAGAGCGAGCACGTAAATTAAAACATAGATTAACGGTAGCGGGTATACCCGTAATGGAATGTAGTACTAGCCATATTGTACCTGTACTAGTTGGCGATGCTAAACGTGCTAAAGCTATGAGCGACGCTTTATTGAACGACCACAGCATTTATGTACAAGCAATCAATTATCCTACAGTTGATGTGGGAACGGAGCGGTTGCGTTTCGCACCTACTCCGTTTCATGATGATGGAATGATTGAAGACCTAGTAATAGGCCTTAAAGATGTGTTTAGCCGTATAAACTAATCAATTCCATAATACCAAAGAACAAGGCAGCTTTTACATGATCAGCATTAGCCTGCTCTTGTAATTGCTGTGTGTTAATCATATCTTGTAGAATCTCTTTAGCTTCACTGGCACTTAGTTGTCCAGCACCTACAGCACCGTGGACTTGTATAGCATAATTGGCACGTTCAGCCGCCCATTGGTCACCGCTTTGTGCTACTTGTTGTAATTGATCGCTCATTAGAATCTCCCTTGTACGGTTGTTGCAATTATATCAGCTTGCTGTATTAACACTTTTTTCTTCATGTCACAATACAATGGGCTTACTGGTCCTTGTGCTACTCTGTCTTGAAACTCTTTAATTGTGTTAAGCATAACAACATCTAGTTTGGCCATGTCTTTGGTACCTTTGGTATTAGCGTACAAGTCATACCATTCTACTTTCATAAACAAATCATGTAGCTGTGGCTTAACGTCTCCAGTACAATCTATGTGACGTGCTATCTGTTGCATATCAGTAACTACTACACTTTGATTGCCGTCCCAGAAGCTAGGAATTTGATCTTTAAGATCACTTAATGTACTACAGCCACTTAATGTCAATACTGCTATCAATAATAATCTTTTCATTTTTTATGTCCTGATTTCATATTAGCCATCCAGTGCGCTAGTTGTGCCGCACGACCACTATGCCCTTTGGCAAACTTACGTAAGCTACTTACACTACCTTTAGTTGGAACATGATATCTTTTACTGTCGCCTTTGTCTTCTGGATGACGACCATCGGCAAAGTTCTCGTGTACTTTATCTAAGAATGTATCGGCAAACTCTTCGCATCGTGTGCGTAGCTCTTTGTTTTGTGTTTCGACTAGATTGTATTCACGATTGTCTTCAGCACCATCGTGCTGTGTAGGATCAATGTATCCACAATAGACTTTTTGTATACCGTGCTCATTTAATAAGTCAGCACAACTAGGGCCATCACGTTCATCCATTGGAGTGTTACATGGACTAAGTGTTGTTATGATAACACTACCTTCTGGTATGCTTCCATACTTCTTAATAAAGTCTTCAATCACTGCATGTTCTGCATGTATGCGGCCATCTTTGCCTGGACGATTAAGACGAGCCATGTATTCACCTCTAAGTGGTAGTATACCAGCGGCTACCATGCCAAAGTCTTTGTCAGACTGTTGTCCTCGCTCTACTAGATCGCATAGTTCTGCCAAATACTTGTCTAACTTATGATAGTTGCGTAATTCATAGTCTCCGCGATGCGGGTCCATCGATATGCTACTATCTGGTGTATCATGACTGCGATCAAATTCTACGAATCTCATTTTTTACGCTTGCCGAGTTTGGTATACTTGCCTGATTCTTTCTTGGCTATAGCTATGGCTGCTTGTTGAGCTCCGCCACCTTCCGCCACATCTTTCTTTCTAATGCTGAGTTTGTCAGCAGGATTACCTCCACCAAACATATTGGCAATTGCGTCTCGTGTTCTTTCTTGGTCTTGCCTTTTTTGTTCGCGTCTATCTGCGGTGGCTTGTTTTTTAGTGCCTTTCTTGATTGACTTCATCATAGTGTCAAACGGCTTGTCACCAGTGGTCTCTGACATGCTCTCGTTAGGTACACAGTTGCGTACCTGGCCACCGTTCTTACCTTTCTTAGTACCAGCCGCATGATGTCCTGGCCAACACTTGGTGAAGCCGTTGGAGTCCTTGGCACCTTTCTTAATCTCAGCAATCATTTGTTCGCCTTCTAAGATCATCTGTGCCATTTCTTCAATGCTTTCACAATTCCAACGACGTAGTGCTAGTGCCTTAGGAGTAGGCTTACCATTAGGCTTTTTCATTGGGCCTTTATTGCCACTCATACGAGCACAGAAACTCTTACGGCGTTTAGCAGCCTTAGAGCCTGATTTTAATTTGCTTGGTTTGGTTGTTACAGCAGTCTGTAGTTTACTGCCTGGATGTTCTCTGCGATAAGCATTAACAGCTTTTTGACTAAGACCGTTGGTCTTGTCATGATGATTGACCTTGTTCCAATCTTCCCATATGTTGGTTAGATTGGAAGCAAGATTTTCTAATAATGTTTGATCAAGTGTCTTCTTCATAATAAATTCCAGCTAACCCGCATCCTAATCTTGCTAGCCCTAGATAAATGTCTTTACACAGGGCTATAAGGATTTCTCGGACGATCTGTGCCATCATCTTCTGGGTATACTGGATATTTATCCGGATCAGTCGGCTGAAGCGTTAGCACCACATTTAGCACGTTTAGCATTGGTTAGTGCTCCAAAATCTACAGGCCATTCTTTGCCTGGTTGTAGTTCTATTGCGCCAGCTGGGAAAGCAAACTTAATACCTGCATCTTGTTCAATTGTAGCAACTGGTACACGGAATTTAGTTAAGTCGTTACCTAAGTTTGGATATGGTGCTACGTGTGGGAATCCCCATCCTGCAATTTCTTTAGTAGCATTGTTGATAACAATCTTGTAAAAACCATGTGGAACAACTACACCTTTACCGATTGTCTTATCGCCAGGCCCATATAAGCCGCCCGCAATAACTGTGTAGCTCTGATTTCTCTGGACTGACCATCCTCGGACAGAAGTCTCCAACAATTTCCAAATTCCGCGATTTAAAGAACCTGCTTGTGGTGACATGTTTGTCATCAAAAAACTTTCATATTCAACTTGCGGATCCCAACTCAAGTCTCCATCTGGAGCCATATGTCCTTTGTCGTACCCTGTTGCAGCATAGTCAGCTGGAGTAGCACCATTAGGTACAAACTGATTAGCAGCAAATGCGTTGGTACGTGCTACACACCCTAATGCGTTCTGTGGTAGTAATTCATACATTACATAGTTAGGTAGTTTAGCGGCCGCATCGTAGCCTACCAAGTATGCTTGTTGGCATAGTGGTTGTAGTTGACGTTGTGTTTGTGGAAACCCGTACGGTGCATGTGCTTGACATTGTGCAGGTGGAAATGGTTGACGTTGTGTCCATGCGAAACTGCTGACAGCAACTAAGGCTAAAACCAAGCCTAGAATAATCTTCTTCATGAGTAGTACTCCTAGTTAAGTACTACTATTTACTCTTTTACTTAAACCACCCTACTTTTTTACCTTCTGCAATACGAGCATCGTGATCCTCTACAGATTTAGGATATCGTAGTGCCCAAATTGCACATAGCAACATGAATATACCTGTGCCAATTACAGCCTTGATATTATGTGTAGTGAACCACATAATAACTAGACTAGAATCCATCATAATAATCATTAACCAACGTGCCTTTGTAGGAAATACACGTTTTTCTGCCCAGCCGCGCAAAAATGGACCAAAAATCTTATGATTCATGATCCAGTTGTGCATACGTTCAGATCCTTTGCTAAAACAATAAGCAGCCGCCACTGTAGGAGTGCTAAAAGGAATACCCGGAGTAACAACTCCGATGTAGGCTAACCCTAGGAATAAAAATCCTAAAGTTAACCACATTGCTTTTTTTAATTTAGAAATTGGAGCCATTCTTGATACCTTACATTAAATTCTTGCTTCTTACGCTTATTTACTAATTCGTAGAAGTCTGGCTTGTAAGGCTTGATCTTTGGCCTCCATCCTTTGGTCTTATCGCTCTTATTTGAGTTGCATGGAGCACAGGCTGTAACACAATTATCCCAAACTGATTTACCACCCTTGCTAACAGGCATAACGTGATCAAGGGTTGCTTCACTGCGGCCAATAAAGTCTCCACAATATTGGCATTGGCCGTTATCCCGTAAGTAGACATTGCTACGACTGAAACGGACTGTAACTTTTGGTTTCATATATTCGCGAAGTATCATAACACTAGGTACAGGTGTTTCCCAAGTAGCAGAGTGTACGATCCAATTTTCGTGAAATAATATTACATCGGCCTTATCCAAGACCATGTATCTGATCGCATCTTCCCAAATTAAGGTGCTCAACGGCATGTATGAAACTGGATTACCGTCAGCATTTAGTAGCAGAGTATCTGCCATTTTAATTACCTCTTTTGTTGTGTTTACAGACCCAACCTATGAAGTATATATTATACGCTCATCTTGTACTTATGTCAAATAAGATTACAGTTATGCTAAGATACTTTGAGCAAAATCAAGCGCACTTTTATCTAAAGAATTAGCCCATTGATTAATGCCATCTGTTTCAAATACTAATTCTGTGTCTGGTTCTGCAATACACCAGGAGTGTTCGTGCTTCCATGGAGCACGCCCTTCAATTTCAGACATCAACTGTCCTTGACCCCAACCACACATTCCTAGAAACAATCTCCATTGTTTTGGACGATCACCTGCACCTAATCTAGGTAATACATCATCTGCACTACTTAAACTAAATTTATCATTTATCATTAAAGTATTTTTACACGACCATTCATTAGAATGCAACATGCTCAGACTATTTTTGTTAATTGGCCCGCCAATATAAACTTTACCTGGAACATCTAAGACCATATCAAGTTGGTGACCAAAGTCTTCAATAGTCAAGTCACTGGGTTTGTTTAGAACAAGCCCAAGACTTCCACCAGAATGATGTTCAGTGATCATTATCACAGTCTTGTGCCAAAAACTTGCTTTGACGGCGGGGGGTGCGATTAAAAATTTACCTAATATTTCCATCAGGTATTTATTAAGCGTATGCGTATTGTGCGGCGTCTTTGGCCCTAGCAATAGCCTGGCCATGCGTATCAGCAGGTTTTTCGTAGTTAATGACCCACCAACTGGCAGCATCGCCTGGTGACTTAAATTTTGTTTGTTTATATTTGTTGCCTACACCTGAAGACATTGCAAAGTCTATTTGGCCTTGCCAATTAGATTGCCATTTGTCAATACCACCGCAAGCATACACCATTTTTGTAAACAAGCCTGTTCCATCTTTTTTACCATTGTGAAACATAAACAATCCGCCGCTGGGTCCTTGGCCAGCATCACTTGCTACCCAACGCCCTGGCATAAGTGCGCTTTCCCATTTCATGTTTACAATTAGTCCAGCAGTTTGATTACTATCAAACCCTTGCGATTTTAGATAAGATGCAACTGTTTTTGGGTTTAGTTTTGTTTTATCACTAGGCTTTAATGATGACACTGGTATCGGTCCGCCATTCGAGACTGGCGCCGTTTTATTTGTTGAAGATGCATCAGATGCATCATTTTTAGAATCCGTTGCTGGCTTAAACATGTCTGTCGGATTACTTGGAGCATCTGGAGATTTAGGAGCATCTGGCATTTCAATTCCTGCCAAATTGAATCCTCCAAATATATTACTTGCATCCAGTATTTCTAAAACTTTCATTACTGACCTTTCCTTGTTCCGTAATCAGGAAGTGGCCCACCATACTTACGACCTTTGATTTTTTTGCCGCCTACTGTAACTCTTACCTTACGTTTACCTGCAGTAATTAAATGGCTTTTTTCGCCATCTCTGGCACGTAATCCTTGACTTTTGCAACTGGCTAGATTACTTGCTCCTAAGTCGCTATCTGGACGGCCGCTTACACACAGTGCTCTGCTGGCTTTTTCACTGATAAATTCGTTTGCTCTCATAGTACAATATTTATACTATTTCATATACTTGGCGAATTCATCTAAGTTATCAAATATAATAGTGCGTTTTTTAAGTTCTCTATAAGTCCATTTGGTTAATTCTTGCTCTGTTTCAACACCTTTGCCAGTACGAACTAATACAGGTTTAGCACCAACAGCGACAGCGGCTTTGAGATCTCTGATTGTATGTCCAACATAGTATCCTGTTTTAAATTTAATATCTGGATGTTCTTTTTCACAACGTTTGAACATACCTGTATTTGGTTTAACCCAAGGATCTGGTTTAGTTGTTCCAATGCTGTAATAAAGTCCATCTATATCAAAGCATCCTGCTTTGCCTAATGATTGCATTAGAACATCATTAACAGCTTCAACATCTTCCTTGGTCATATGACCTTGATCAACACCCCGTTGATCTGTAATGATAACAATTTTGTAGCCTTTGTTTCTAAGAGTAACTACCGCCTGTATGCTATTAGGTATCTCTTTGAAATCATCTGGTTTGGCACAGTAGTCTAAATATTCGTTTAGAACTCCGTCTCTTTCTAATCCTACTACACATTTGGAGCGATATTCTTCTCCACCTGACCACGCAATATTTGTCATTGTCTTAACCATTCGTATACATTGAGCCATTTACGCTTACCTACTGTTTCTTTTAAATGGGTAAGATTAGCGCAAGTTTTATTTCTCATTCTAGTTTGTTCTTCAAGCGGAACAGGTTCTAATTCTATTTCTACACCTTCTAGTTCGGCAATTTCTTCTGCTATATCTAAGAAGCTATGTGACAATCCACTACCACAATTCCAAATACCTGAACCTCGTACTTCTTTAATAAAGTCTATATGTAGTCTGCACACATCACCGACCCATGTCCAATCTCGTTTAATATGTTCAGCTGTTTCCCACACAGTGATCTTACCTTCCCTACGTGCCTGTTGCTGCCATTTATAAATTACATTAGCTCGGCGTCCGCGAAGATGCATCCATTTGCCATAGACATTAAAATAACGAAATCCTTGCACCATGATATGATGTTCTTGTTGAAATACCCATCGATCAAATAGATACTTGCTCCATGCATAGGCTGTTTGCGGATTGCATGGAGCAAGTTCACTAAAGTCTTTTGTATTACCATACACACTACTAGAACTTGCATATTGTAAATGTACACCATGCAAGTTACACTCGTTAAACAATCTTTGACTAAACTCTAAGTTTTGTTTCATTATTGCTTCTACATCAGTACAAGACATGTCAGCTATTGCACCTAGATGAATTACCCAGTCATAAGAAGATACTTCAGGAAATTGTTTTGAATCCCATTCCCAGCCGTCTACTTGCCAACCATCTTCTGCATTTAAATAGGCTAACATGTTACGACCAATAAAGCCTTCGTGGCCCGTAACTAGAATACGCATATTATTGTTGTGGTAAGGGTGTAAATCTAGTTAAAAATGCTTCAAGCCTACAAGTAAATTCACTATCGTCTTGATTGCGATAACGAATCCAAGGGTCGTTTTCTTCATTAGGATTCCAAACTGCCAGTACCGTAAATTCTTCTCTGCTGGTGGATCCTACCCACTTAGATCCTTCGTAGGCTTTAATTCTATCTTCTGATGTAAATGTTGTCATGGTATCATACTCCCAGGGTTTGCTTGTTCTATCTCATCTAATTGAGTCCATACGTATTTAAGTAGCTCTTTACCTGTACCTGGGTCCATTGTCATTAGTAAGGTAACACGACTTAACAATAATGCACTAATATTATGCGGCTCCATTTCTGGATATTGTTGTATTACTAAATCTAATTTTGATACAAATTCTTCTAATTTATTATCATCCATTGACTATCATCCTTATAAGGCCAATACTATCGATAGACACAAGCAGTAGATAGTTAGCCAACATTCCGAAACTTCGTCTGGTCCAACTAGCCCAAGCGTACAAACTGCAACCAGTAATCCAAATGGGATACAGGATAGGAAGCGGAGGGTTGGGTACAGTGACCGCCATTGTAATGCTACAGCCAATGCTAATAGCCCAAGCCAGCAACTCAATGCCAAAACGAAATCTATTTGAACTATAGTCATCACGGATCCAGTCAAATGTGGGTTTTAATATATTATCAATCATATAGTATTTTAGCATATCTAGATATAAAGATCATTAAAAAAGGCTACCGAAGCAGCCTTTAAACTAATTTAGTTTAATATTAAACTAGACCCAAAGCCAATGCCTTGTATCCTGCTGCAACTAACTTGCGGCTTGGTGTTCCGATAACGTATTCGGTTACCTTAACGTTGTTTCCAGCAACACGAGTGTTGGCATAAACTGCGTAACCGTTTTGACGGATGCGGCTTACTTCAGCACTGATGTTCTTGATGCCAAAACGCTTTTCAGCTTGGCTAGCTGTAACAGCTTCACCATTGTAGAGTGCGTTGAACAGCTTGTAGGTCTTAGTTTCTGGATTAAAAAATTTCATCTTGTTTTCCTTTAGATTATGCTGTAATTCAACAGCTAGATACAGTATAACTTATTTGTAATCTAAACTCAAGCTGTTTGGCTATCTCGCTTAAAATCAGGATGCCAAAATTTCTTATTAGGATAGCGAGACGATGCAGCCAAAGCAGCCAAATACTTGTTTGGTCCTTGTGCTAAAAACTCTCCACTAGTTTTATCATAAGCATACACTTGCCCATTAACTTCTTCTAGCTCTAATAGATGTGCATCTTCAGGCATGTCGTTCTGGTCAACTTCTGAATTAATTTCTTTTATCTTATTCAAAATTCTTATCATCTCATCTGGATTTTTACTAAGATTTTGACTGAATTGAAACAATGCCCAGTGTTTGCCTAGATAAAATGCAATATAGGCTACACAAAAGTAAGGCATATATGTGAAAAATGTCTCCATGAGGTTCTCCTTTTGGATAAGTTATTTACAAAAATTAATCTTTCATACCTTCGAACATAGCAATTTTGGCTATTCTTTCGCCAAAATCTTCATCATTACGTATAATATACAGATCATGTTCGTTGCGATCCTTTTGACGATCATAACGGGTAAACTCTACAATCTTGCCGCCTCGGGCATTGTATACTTTGAAACGCATGGTAGGATCACTGCTCATGCTCTCATGGTCTTCTTCTATAGTGGGAATAGCATTGCCAGCTCGCAGTCTAGATGCTTTCTTTATAGAGCTGTCATCACTCATTAACCAATTTCTTAATTTGTCTTTAAACCAACTCATTGTAAGGGCCTTTCATTTTTATTAATTTTATCAAATAACTTTATTGCTAATTCTGGATCTTCTTCGATTAGTTCACCAATATCGATTTCACTACTTTCTGCTTCAATTTCTTCTCGAGTCTTTCCTTCGAACATTGTGTGTATTTCAGCAACTAGTTCGTCTAACTCTTCCTGTGTACCTTCAAAGTCATCAAAACACCCTGGCTCAAAAATAACTTTTACTGGCTTTGATTCTTCAGTCATACTTGTTTACCTGATTTATCTTGTTGATTAGTCATGTATTTTTCAAGTGCTTCTTTATATTGATCTTCAGTAAGTCCGTGCCAGCCGCAACATTGTCCGGTTGGACTACGGCCGCAACCGCACGATCCAAACTTTGTTTTATCTTCTTGTACTCTAACTTGCATTGTTATCTCCTACTTAATAAATGGAATAAAATGATTAATTGGAACATCTCTAAAATCATTTGTTTTAACTAATTTGTCTATTGGTACTATGTCAAACGCTAGTGTAATCCTCGGAGTCTTACCATTAGTCCAAGGAGAACTTCTGTGTTCATCGCCGTCTGATTTACCAATTACCAATAAACCTTCACTGCTAGGAACAGTTATAGTATCAGGTGCTCCTGGAATTTTATATTCTGTATGTGATTCGCCTACATGTACGCAATAGAACCCATGCCATGCTTGTGACTCTGCTGGATAGTGCCAATGCCATGCTACATTTTGATCCTTACGATAAACATTCATCCAACCTTTCATTACATATGGACGGTCAGCATCTAGTAATGGTACAATATTATCAACCATTTCTTTATACAACTGATTGATCTCAGGAACAGGAAATGTAAACAAGTTGTAGCCTTGATGGCGGCTACTGGTTAGATTGCCATACCATCCAATTTCTGCAGGTCCTGGAATTGCTTTTTCAATAAAAGATTCCATATCAAAACATCGACGATACAGTTCAGCATTGTCGATAGAGTCTAGTTGAAACCCATAGAGATAGTCTGGGTAGTATGTTATCATAACTTCATTATCCTTTCAATTACTTCTTTAGCTTGAGGCCATTCCTTGCGTTCAAGTTGAAGTTCAATTGCACGTTCAACGGCTGCTTGCATATCTCTTAAATATGGGCGCTGATACTCAGTAGCATACGGTTGTGTCCACTTGATTGTGTAAAGATATTTACGTGGTATAATTGGTTCATCCATTTTTTTTAATTCCTTCTACTCGCTTGCCTTCTTTAAGTGTCTGCATCAATTGACGATTGCGTTCCTTTTGCTCTGCGGCTGTGCGTTTCTTTTCGTCACTTAACTTCAATATCATATCGTATTCACGTGCCCAACGTACACCATGTAGCCAAGTTTCTAGTCCTTCAACACTACCTACATATAGTTCAGCATCGCGATTGTAGATTGGAAGAGCATCTGGATCTTTTGGTTTCAAGCATAGTGAACCGTGATCATTATTCCACTCCGAATGTTTGCTCTTGGCAAACTTAAAGCCTAGCTTGTCAATTTCTTGTTCAAGACGACGAACTCGTTCAATTGTGTTCCAACCTGACATTACACATCTCTTGTTGTTTAAGATGTAGTTATTATACTATCACTTGCTCTTTGCGTCAAGTTCGTGGCCCCATTTCATCCACCAATAGGTATAGTTTTTTGGTGTGAGCTCTGCTCGAATTGAATAAGCATACCCAAAAGTATTAGGGTCAGGAGCTCTGTACCAGCTAGGAGTTTGAACAGCGTTATCCATAACCCACTTGCCCATTTCACTCGTTTGCCATTGCCAAAGCGGTTCACCTGCATATAAGTCTGGATCTTCTACGTCGCCCATTCTAAATCTATGAACTACTACAGTCAATGGGCCGTGCTTTTTAATATGCTCTACAGTAGTAAAGTCGCCGTTGGGTAATGGCAATACAGTCATAAAGGCAAGTCAAATATAATTGGGTCATTACGCTCTACCTGTACTGGCTTTGGTGGTAAAGGTTGTGCTGTAATCAATTCGTTGGCTATTTCGCTGCGTTGTTTGACATTCTTCTGTCCTAGAACAATGATACCATACTCTCTATGTTCTTTATCAACTAACATGACAACACAGCGACCGGCAGGATTTGTAAAGCCTGTCTTGCTGATCAAGATATTATCAAACTTAAAGATACTAGGATTGGTATTGTGCAATCTAATATGAATATACTTTTTACCTTTGGGCACTAGAATCTCTGCTGTCTTATCATCTGCATAGTTTCTCAATGCTTGATTGCCTCTAATGGCTCCTAAGAAGCTGACTAGTTCTGTAGCTGTGCTTACATTGTTGCGACTTAGCCCTGTAGGTTCTTCGATATAAGTGTGCAGCAATCCCCGACCACGAATATAATCATTTGTATCTTCTATGAACTTGTCGAATCCTCCTGGGTAGGTATTGGCCAGTGTTTCGGCCGCACGATTGTCGCTAGATATCAGCATGGCCTGCATAAGATTATGTCTAGTAACCATCATGCCGTTTGGAAAGTGTCCTGAGCTCCGGCCTTGTACACGGACTCGTTCATCTAAGTCTGCACCACTGCGCAAGATTGTATTGGCGGTGAACAGTTTGCTTATACTGGCAATTGGACGTTGTTCGTCTGTGTTAAACACAACTTGGTATTCGTTACGTTCATAATCGTATAAGGCAAAGCTACCTTGTTCAGCATGTGCAGTAGCACAAAATAATAAGAGTAATAATAGTTTTTTCATTCTGGCCACATCATTCGATATATTGTATATAGTTTTTCATCACGAAACATAAAGACAAATTGTCTATTAACATTAACTCCACCTGTTTGAAAAGGTAACTGTGCTCCATACCATTTGCCCGCCCAAGTTATGTCGTCAAACATAGGACCAAATGCTTCTCTACACCAATTGGCACGATCTTGGCATTCTGTAACTGATAACCCAGTCATATCATATACCCACCCATCTCGTTTGAGTTCCATTGCAACACGCATTTCCGATTGGATTAGACTTGCCATACTATGTTCTCAATTCAAACCACATCCAATCTCGCTCATCTCTGAAGTATATCTTATTACCGTTATAGAACCAACGAGTACCTGGATTTCCAAATGACTCTACTAGCCAATCATGTACAAGCGTACGATCATTAATTTCTACTATAGTGTATTCGTGATCAAGTAATAGATTTGCATGTAGTGGCATCATGTGCGACACAGTTCCAATAAGGTGCAGTAATGCTGATAGGCTTTTTCCACAGCAGGATTGTTTAGTCTAACTACACGATCATGCTCATAACGAGCTATTAGTTTCTTATCAGTGTCATGTTTATCTATTTCGTCTTCTGCGTATTTGATATAGTTGATAATAGTTTCTAATCTATCTTTGGGCATGAATATTTCTACACAGGGAACTTCCTCTGCGTATACTTGTTGATATAGCACGTCGTCGGACATGGTAACATCCCATGCATTTATCTGCGGCAATGGCGGTCGTCGTAGCCTACGCAATGTGCGATTGCTGTCTCTAACATGCATTTCCATTTGATTGTAAAAGTGTTGATTAGAATCTTGCATTATTCAACTCCGAAATGTTCTCTAATTCCACTAATCATCTTTTCACAAGCACGGTCATACCCAATAACATAATGTGTATCAGTTGCTGGTTCCCCTCTAACCTCTAAGGCAGTATTGATACATTCTAATACAAGCAACTCGGCGAACTTTTCTTTATTGAAATTATCATAACTTACTCCCCACTTATGTTCTTCGATAGTAGTGGCTTGCTTAACAAGTTCTCGAATTCGTTCGTTCATTCTTCAACTCCGAAATGTTGTTTAATCTGTTTTGACGAATCTCTACAACCTTCATAATAACCATCACTCCAACTACCTTGAGGTGATGAAGGAATATCATTTATAATGGTCGCACATTCTGCCACAATCAACTCGGCGAACTTTTCCAAGTCTGTTTCTTTACCATCCACAATAGGAACCATTGGATTGCTCATTAGTTGAGTAAATCGTAGTCCAGCCTGTTCAGCAAGTTGTTTAATTCGTTCGTTCATTCTTCAACTCCGAAATGTGTTAATATATTTCCACCAATCCATTCGCATTTGTTTTTATCTGCGATGTCGGCAATTTTGGCACATTCTCTCACAATCAACTCGGCGAAATATCCAATAGATTCTTCATCTTTGTTTAAGAATCCAGCCTTTTCAGCAAGTTCTTGGATTCGTTCGTTCATTCTTCAATCTCCAAACTTTTCAATTCATAGAAAGTGGCATCTGTACACCAAACGTTGGCTTGCTCTAGTGTATAATTACACTGTCTCATCAAGAACTCTACTTTTTCAGCAACGGCTTCGGCGTTGATCCGGTCAAACTCGGCCTTTGCTGGGTCATACGAGTCGTAGCCCTTGACCATGTGATAGCCCAGGCTTAGGCTATTACAAATTACCCATACTGTTTTCATTCTTCAACTCCGAAAACTGAAATTTTCTTAACCATATCACCTAACCGTAGTTCCACAGATAAACGACGCTCGTTTCCGTTAAACATTCCGTCGCTAACTACAGCCGTATTAGCAATTTCATTAAACAATAACTCGGCGAACTTCTCCAAGTATTCTTCAGGAGTGTAATTGTCTATCATTTCTCTGCCACTATCGTCCCATAAGGTAAATCCTATACCAGCATCAAGGGCAAGTTGTTTAATTCGTTCGTTCATTCTTCAACTCCAAAGTGTTCTTTAAACAGGTCGAGCCGGATACTGTTATCTTTATACACACGAGATACTTCAACACCGTTCTCTACTACGGTGGTCATATCATCCCAGATGATAGTAGCACGATAGTTTAACTCTAACTCGTTCATTCTTCAACTCCAAAATGTTGTGCGATAAACCACCGACTATCACCATCATTACATTGAGCAATACATTCCCGAACAATCAACTCGGCGAACTTTTCATCACGGATGCGATCGTAAAGCACAATCTCTCTAAGGTCGGGTTCAATCTCACGAGCCAATGCATCAGCTTGGCGGGCTATTTTATAAATCTGTTCGTTCATTTTGAATCCCTAATTACATCAAACAATGTTCCATATTCGTATCCTTGGTGTGGATATACATATTTGTTGCGTTCTCTACGGTATACTTCTTTTAACCAATACCAGCGTTTGTTAACCTTAATAGGTAGCCATGCAAACATCTTTTCCCATGCACCTTGTGGTCCTCTAAAATATGCTTGTGACATTATTCTGTACTCCAACGTAACTTGAACCAATTGGCATCTTTGACATCTTCAAATAAGAAGTCTCTACCGCTACGCTCATACGCCTTTTTGCAGTTAGCTTCTAACCAATATGTAATATCAATAGCATGATGATTGTCTATAAATTTCGGAATCATAACACGGGTCCAGCCCAGGCCTTGTAACATGCCCCAAAGTATTTCTCTATCTACTTCGCGGGCAAGGTCGTTACCTAGTTTGTCAGCTATATCATCTTCTATGTTCATGACGACCACTTCAATAGAAACATAGTGATTTGTTTTTCACTCTTAAACTTCCAAACATTAAAACTTGTGCGTATACCACAGTTGCATTCAGTACTCCAGGCCTGTATAGGATCCATATCGTCTTCACGCAACCCGCGTTCAAACCCACGTGCTCCAATTTCATCAATATAGGCTTGTAGTTTAAGTCCTGGCAAACGTTGCCATTTAATTTTAGGTGCAGGTATCATAGATCGTAACCAATGATTGACATAATCCATGTTCCAACTTTTGCCAGTTCCTCGGCCTGTTAGTTGGACTACTCCGCGACCTTTGTATTTAAAATCTGTTCCAGCCATGGCTGACATTCCTCCCAAGTTCTATAGATATGAGCATGACCGCCTTGGCGAATCCATTCTTCACAGTTGCTCACACGATCATCAATTAAAATATCACCTTTTTTGCAGTGTTGCCATTTATCGTGACTATACGGTCCTATGAACATAGGAATGTCTGGGAAATGTAGATCGCACCAATGCACCTTATCGTAAACAGCATAAGGCACATCATTACCATGTGGTAGTGCTGTTAGAAAGAACAAGTTATCTGCAAGTCCTTGAGACACAAGATGTTTACAGTAAAATACTAATTCGTAAGCACCTTTCTTAACTGGCAAGTCCTTATAGAATCTTTCTTTGGCTCGAACCTTATCCCAATCTTCATCTGGAATACGTTCGCCATAATTCCAATTACGATTAACTAATCGACGAGCCTCGCCCATCCAGTCAGCCACAACATCATCTACATCTAAATATATAATCATTTTGGTATAGTCTTTTTAGTTGGTCTTGGTCTGGGCTTAGGATCCAACTGTTCTTTCATTCGTTCAAACTTTTTCCTGCGTTGCCTTGACTTCAGGGCTTGTTTGAGTTGATCCAACATATCCCGGTTCCTCTTTGGTTACGTACATAGGATGATCTAACATCCGCATCCATGTAACAGGCTTCCAATACTTGCTAAGGATATTGTTAATGATAACAATACCAATAACAACTACTGTTAACGACAACATGGTTAAAATACTTCCTGCCAATATTTCGGCTGCTACATCTACATCCATTATACTTCTTCTTTCTTTTCTTCTTTAGGAATATGATCACTCCATCGTAAGATGAACCAATCACGCTGTGCTTCGTTTTTAAAACTCCATAGTTTTGGGCCCGAGCAAAAGCCACAATGATTTTCCTTGCACCAAGCTGTCATTTCTTCTATAATTTCTGGTGAAGGATCCTTATCAAATAGTATACCTGGCAATTTAAACATGCCAACTTTAACTTGTTTCAATTCAAACATCCTTATCCTAAGTTAGGATCTGGTTTGACAAAGTAAGGTGTACGGTCTTTGAAACCTTCAAATTCAAAACTAGCCAAGGTGGGCAAAACTTCTGCCAGTTTAGATTCTTCTGTGGTTAATACTTTTCGAGTTCTACCTTCATACAACAAATACTCCAGTTTTCCCGAAGGAGTATAGTTGTCGTCGGCAGTTGTTTGAAAACGAAATAGGTGTTTGAGTTCATCTAGTGTCATGTCAGTTTCCTTGAATAATTGTAGTTTTCTTTTCTACAAACACTGGTACTTGTCCTGGTGCATATTCTTTAAATTCGTAGTTTTCCAGCACTGATATTAGGCTGACTAAATTCTTTGGATCAACTACGCCGCCACTACGATGTGTGTCAGTAAACAAATAGTATTGATACAAGGGTGCTGTTCGGTCAACAAACATGACTTCAGCTTGTGCAAAAATATCTTGAATTTCAGTTAGTGTCATATAGTATAATCCTTTATAATTAAATTCAATGCTTCGATACGTCTAATATTCCCTGAAACATCGTCAGGGTGTAGCCAATAACCATCTGTATTGGTGTCAGTCTTTGGATTGTCTTTCCATTTCTTAAGCTCTGACTTGAGATATTTACGATAATCTGTAAGCGTAGCCAGAGTAATGCGATCAGCGGTTTCGCCATCGATCCATAACTTTGGCATGTGTTTTTCTTTGCTCATTTGTACTTTCTTACAATATCAATAAAAAGATTAAACAATTCGTCGTCAGTCATCAAGTGGACATCAATTTGATCTATGGCAAATTCTAATTCAAAACCTATTTGCCACATTTGATCAATGTAATTTAGCACTAGTTCTCGCATTGATTAACTCCGAATACTTTAACAAAAACATAGTATAACGTCGTTCGTTGTAGAAGTCAAGACAAATGACATGCTCGTTGATGTTTTCCCTATGAAACTTTCGATCCCGTTCAGTTTCATGCCAAATGTTATCACTACGGTCGTAGTCATCTAGTTCTCGGGCTGTTCTGGGCCTGTAACCTGAGTGTTCTCTAACAGTGAATCCCAAAACTTGCTTCATTTTGTTTTTGAGCATGAACACACTCATTGGATGTTCTTTGTGTAGCTCTTCTCGAATCACTTTCCACTGTCTAGTGGTTAATTTCAAAGTACTCACTGTAGTCCCGTTCTTCGTAACAGTTAAGGTCATAGTTCCAGTGTCGTGTGTCATAGATTCTAAAATGGATACCATAACCTAGAATGCCAATACCAATCTCAAAGCCTGGATGATCACAACGATGTATTAAGCTGAGTTCACAGTCTAACAACAATGGACTGTAGTATGTGTGCTCTAACTCCCACGCTTTGTACATGCCCATGTCGCCCTGCAGGCATCCTAGATTCTTAAAGTAATCCCAGCGATCAAACGGATTAGTAAACTCAAAGCGTAAGTTTAGGATGTTCATGGGCTCATGCTCGCAGTAGCCATACCGTCGTGAACCTCTTCTTGACCAACCAGTTTGTCTAGTAGCTTGAAATCCTCTACAGCCCGATCTATGTCTGCGTTCAATCGTTCTTCGGCACGTATGATAGCTTCATAGGCTTTCTTTAGGCTAGGATGTTCTTCACTACGGCGCTTCAAATACTCTAGCTCTTTTTGCTGTTCTTTCTCTTTGGTTTGCTTTTCACGAACCCAACTAGTAATGTTGGCATCCATTCTAATTGTAGTATAGTTAGTGGGTAAGCTGAGCCAAGACCCGTTTGAATAGTACTGTATGCTACCATTATTAAGTCTTAGTACACCGCTGAATGTGTCTCCTACATTGGGTGAGTGATAGGGCAACGTGACCTGCCCATTTTCTACAAATAATCCATCTGACCCTGTAATTGATGTTATCATTTTCTCAGTCCTTTAATCATTTTATATTCTACCCTTATGAAATCACAGTAAGCACCCTGGACTTTGATAGGCAGGTCCAAACTTATCATTACCCTGGGGCCTTCCTCTAGGCTACGCACATTGTCTGTACCCACGGTACCCACAAAGGGTATACCCTGGTACATGCCCTCTACCCTATCACCAAATTGGTATCGGGGTTTAGGAATAGTCCGTTCAAAATATTCAGTTAGGTTACCCATTATTCACTCCATGTTAATATGAACCAATTTAATTCTTGTTCTGTTTGAAAGTACAAGCGTTTGGCACCATCTCTAGTATGCCAAGCCCAACGACCCACAGGGTAGTAGTTAGAGCCAAACTCTATGGCTATTTCTCGTTCCATACCCGGGCCCCAAGTAGCCCAGCACCACTTGCGCCACTCAAAGAACTTGATCTTGTCCTCAAGCCGACTGCTCCACACGGGCACAATATAATGGCTGAACAACACATGCCCTTTGTGTCGGCGATCCAATCGAGTGACTGTAAACTGTTTCATGTGCAGAGTGTACGATGTGTTACTGTATATTCGGGTATGTCAATCGTGCTGGCAATCCATAGCCAAAAACAAGTGGCTAGAATAAAGCCAATAAAAAACTCTCGTGTAAAGATTTTACGCACGGCGAACAGTCTTAACTGGAAAAGCACTGGGGCTGGGTCTGTAGGGCACAGTATAGTCAACGCCATAGTGGCGAGCCAGGGCCAGGGTAATTTCCTTGCGCACACATTCCTGCATGCTCATGTCATAGGTAGTGGCCGCACACTGATTGATATTGAGTTCTTGAATAGTTGCTAGTACGTTTACAATTTCGTCTGTTACTGTAGTCATATGTTAGTCCTTGTCTATAAGTAGGCAATGCTGGGGCAAAAGTCCTTTTTGCAACCACACATCCCCGTGTTGTTCCATGATCAAGCCATTGACACAGCCCACAATGGGTTGAGGTGTCAGGGCCAGTATTACAATTTGGCTGATCACGCAAACGGCCAAAATTGTCATCATAGTTCTAAATAACCAGATATTCATACTGTCTCCAATTCTTTTACGTGTCTGCAAGCGCCGCGATAGGTATATCCAGGGCAAGTACAAGTCTTAGCGTCTATGTCTAAGATATATTTGGCACCCTTACTGCCGTCAATTTCTCTAACCCTACCCTCTACTGTTTGGGGAATGATCACACTGAAAATGCTATCAAATGGGTTGAGCTCCAAGGGTTCAAACTTACGTCCGCTTTTGGATATACGTATAGGGTTCTTAAAGTAGTAGGGCACGTTTGACCCCACACGCATGTAGGCAATCATCATGTCACCTTCCAACAAGTAAGTGTGATTGATGGCAGCGTTACCATCTTCCCACTGAGTAGTTTCTCTGTATGCTTGTGCCATTGCTAGTTGCTCCTAGTTTAACAAAAACTTAATTATACAGGATATTGTGTGATTGTCAAAGGATTTCGAGCATGCTAGGCCCAAGCCGCAAAGCGGTAGCGCGAAATTTTTTTGAGCATTCAGTAGTCAACGCACTCAGAACCTTCGTGCTACGACTTCATCAATGGCAAATGAGCGCCTTTGCCATTGACTCGCGGCTACAAATCATATACAATACTGGTATGATACTACGCCCAACACCTCCCAAAACACCCGATACAAGGCCCATGACTATACGAGATTGGTTGCCCATTGTGTGTATTATAGCAATAGTCATTTACTTGGTCGTTACTAAATGAAAGCCCTGCTCATAACTATATATCTAGTGCTAGCCCTAAGTGGTTGCGCAGTTTATACACCCGTGAGTTTGACTACAACTGTGATAACAGGTAAAAGCCCTACAGATCATGCATTAAGTCTAACTACTGATGCTGACTGTAACATGTGGAATAGTGTCGTTGATTTGGCTTATTATTGTGAGTTGAACAAGAACCCAGCATATACATACAATAGGAATGGATTCTAATGACAAGTCTAATATATGTGTATAAAGAAATCACTCAATGGTTGAGCAAACAGGGCATGTGTACACGAATAGTGTTTTGGATCTGGCTAGTAGCTGTAATAATACTATTGGCACTTTGGGTAACACACTAATAAAACAATAGAAAAGGCCCCGCTGCTATAGTATGTGATCATGTCTGGCTATGTGTTGAATATGGGGATCAATTAACTTTGCCCATGCTAGACGATCCTCACGTATATAGAACCGTGTGGCTGAGCCAGGTACATAAGAAACCCAATCTGCTGACAGCCATAACTGCTCTTTAACGTGTGAGTCAGCTAGGCTTTGAAGACACAGTATTAACATGTATGTATATAGCAAAAGACCCCGCTGCTATGCGTGTGCAGTGTTGAGGGAACAATAACGGGACCGGACAACTAGCAAAAGGCCCCGCTGCTATGCGTGTGCAGTAGGGGAAGAATGTGAGAAAGATGGGAGAATGGTGAGAATGGTGAGAAATGTGGGAAATGTGGGAAATGTGGGAGTAACCATTGCAGCATAGCCTCTCGTCACCACACCCGTTCTCAAACGTAGACTCTAACCTAGCCCACCCTGGCCGCTATTGTGACGCAGAATCCCAAATCTGTCACACTTTATTGCACTTTGTCACACTTTTCAACACTTTTCTCCCCACTAGATCCCTGTCAATGACTCTATACGCAGGGTGGGGAGATCTATTTCACACTTTATCACACTTAATGTACACTATACTTTTAGACCTCGCACTAGTGCAGAACCACTAAGTGGCAGTGTTGCTATGCTAACCACTCTTAATGGCTCGTTTAGTAGCGAACTGTGTAAATACTTTAAGGAGAACACTATATGATCACTACTAGAGTAGTTATACAGCTAACCACACATCAAGCGCATGTAAAGGTAGATGCGGGTGGTGTTATTACTGTATTCAAACATAATGATTCCTCGTGTGACATGGACACATTTACCTTTGATCAACAGTATGAAGCCAGTGACTTTATCAGTACTCCATTGCCTCGTTACTACTATAAGGTAACAATACACGGGGATTCGGAAGAATAATAGCCACAGTTCGGGCCCGGGACCTTGCCCAGTCCAAACCCGTTTTGTCAACCAGGTTTATGTGGATAACTTTGTTAATAACTTTATCCACAAGTTTATCCACTGTCAATCTAGCGTTACAGGGGCGCGCAACCAAAACCCGTCTCAAAAGTTATCCACACGTTATCCACATAGTTAGTTGGCGCTTACTAACTTAAAAATCGTTGCCCGCCCTCGCCGTCCATCCCCAGTGTCTGCTGTTCGAACCATACCACTATTATAGCACCAAAATCCCAAACTGTCAAATCCCATGAGGTCGGCAGGGTCTTTGACAGTCGGCCCAAAATGTTGTATAATACAATTTTAAAGGAAATACAATGCGTAAACTAACACCCGCCCATAAACTACAAATTAACATGCTAGTACTTAAAACTACACAGGATTACATAGACTTTAGTACTACACAACACGGTGTTAACAGGCCCATTACAGTGGACAATTTACAGTTCCACACGCTAGACATACAGTATAATATTAATGCGCTAGCGGCATTTAATACGGACAATAATGTGCAAAAGTTACACGATAGTATTATGCAACAGGACACTTTTGTACGGGAGTACTACATAGAGGTGCTACAGTACATAGAAAGTAATAATTTAATTCCCAGTAATGCTTTTTGTTGCATATAACCCTACTGTGTGGCGGGTTATTGACAGCCCGCCCAAAATGCCGTATAATACACACATACACAGCAAAAAGGAGCTCTTATGTTTAACACACTTGCACACGCTAAACTAGTTTATAACAAAAAAGTACAAGCATACAAGCTCGTAGTCGCGTTTAACGCACACAAGCAAATTAAAAAAATTGGTAATACAGAAGTAGTAAAATATGCGTTCCCAACACAAGCAAAATGTGCGTATGTTAGTGGGGACTTACTTGCAGAAAACTTACAAGAAGAGTTAGCTAAAGTACTACCCCACGCTGTCAATACTATACGCAGTAACAACATAGTCTTTGTAGACTAATAACAACAAATAGCCCTACAGTGCGTAGGGTTATTGACAATTTGAGATAACGACAGTATAATACACACATAGCAACAAAGGAGCGACACAATGTCAAAAGCACTAGTAAAACGCATTAATAAAGCATTTGGGAAAATTTACGACATGGGCGATAGCGGGCTTGACTATTTAGACGGGCATGTAGCACTAGATGCGGCTTTAATGCAACACTTTTATGACGAGACACTTGACACATTAAGCAAAGAGATGCTAGAGACGCTAGCTGTACAGTTAGAGACAGTAGTAGAGGATGCGGAGTTTGACTTAGATGTTTAATAACGCAGTGCAGTGGGCCGGCACGGCCTGCTTCATGTGCATGTATACATTAATGTCGTTCTTCCCTGAGTACAACAGCTACAGCGTACTGGCAGGGTTCTGTGGGGGAACGCTGTACATGATATGGAGCTTACGTGTGCGCAACTGGCCACAAACGTTGACAAATTGCGTGTCAATAACCATTTGCGCAATAGGGTTATACAAGTACTTTGGTTGACAACTAACCAGGTTTCAACTATAATACTAACATCAACTAACAAAAGGAGCGATACTTATGTCAGGCATTTACGACGTTGTTCAAAACCCAATCCCAAAGACCGGATTGTTTGCAACCCCAGAGAGCTTGGACCAGCTGATGGAGTACTGTCAACGCTTTAATGGGCAAGAGCGCATTATTGCTATCACTTGCGCCACTATGGCCCTTAACTTGGCACACGAGCTGGTTGAGGACCGGATCTTGTCTAAAGAAGTGTTTTGCGGTTGACAGTTTGGCTAGAAGTTGCTATAATTAACACTTAAACACATTAAGGAGCGATAAATGGGTACACGTTCAATGATTGCTATCCAAAACCCTTACAACAAAACTGTTCGCGCAGTTTATTGTCACTGGGACGGGTATTTGGAACACAACGGCGCTATTCTTCAAAAGCATTATTCAGCTAGTCCCAAAGTCAACAACTTGATTGCACTGGGCGATATTAGCTCCCTGCGCCCTGAGATTGGCGCAGAGCATCCGTTTAGTCGTTTGGATACTAAGTTGACAGACGAGGAATGGGACAAGCTCTACGGCAATCAGTGTACATTTTACACACGCGACAGAGGCGAGACAGCTCCGTTTAAAGTGTTCCCCTCGCTTAAAAAAGCAGAAGACTACTTTGAGGGTAGCTGGTGCGAGTACTTGTATGTTTACAAATACAAAGCATCAGACGACTATCAGTCGGGCGAGTGGCACTACAAAAAGATGGGCGGGCGTTGGAAGAAGCTAGCCCCAGCTATTCGTAAACTCAACCCAAAGGAGTGCGCAGAATAACCCTGCAACTTGAACGGGTATTGACAAGGTACCCGTTCTGTTGTATACTATGTTTTTAAGTTACTAAGGAGCGAACCGTGGGATACTTTACAGATTGTGATTTTGATTCAACCCTGGACATGATTGATTGTGTTAATGAGGTTGTGGAGCGTCATGTACGCAAGATGGAACGCTGTACGCCCATTGAACTGGGTTTGGATGTGCGCTGTGGTCCTGTGTACATTGACAGGAATGAAGAGGTTATTGCTGTTACACACTCTAGCGCCATCGACTACTATGGTGGGTTTGAGTACATCAATGAGGGCGAAGGTAGGGTTACTTGTGGTAGCTATACTTTCTTCAACACAGAATCAAGTCGTGTACAAGATTGTTTTGATCACTTGAACGAAGTGGTTGACGAAGAAGTAGAAGAGTAGTATAATAAACACTTAGCAACAAAGGAGCAGTCAATGGAATGTACTTATTGTAGAAAATGGCACTTTGCGGGTTTGAAGAGCTGTAATGCTCCTGGTGCTCCAAAAGAGATACCACACAAACAGTAAGGTTATTGACAGAGACTAGTTCATGTGCTATAATAAGCACATGAACAGTTAGAAAAGTATTAAAGGTTACCTACACTGCTAGGCGCCCAGATAGAGGACAGTATCGACGGATACGCTTGACGCTGGGGCATGAAACAGGAGCAATCCGGAGTAGCGGCGGAGTATGTAGGCAGTAATGACCGTAGAGGCCCAGAGGCAGACGTTGCCCTGTGGTAGAGATAGATCTACAATGGTTCCTTTAGTTCTTTTCTAACTGAAGTTTATGTCCCGGGAATCCACGCTGAGTTCGCAACTCAGGGCAGTGAGCAGGTGAGACTCCTGTAGGGACGCCAATTTGCCGTAGTAGCTCTCTGGGAGGGTAACTCGTTGTCTGCGAGACTTAGGTGGGTTCGATTCCCATCTGCGGCGCCAAGTTAAGGCATTCATGCGAAAGCTGATGTAAGTCCAATCTAATTCGGTTGACGTAGTAGCAGTTCTGCGTTATAATATAGACATATTAACACAATAAGGAGCGAAACTTATGTTTGATCATCTAGTAAAAGTAGCGAAAGAAGTAGGCAATGGAGACCTCCTAGTAGGCCTGTTTGCCATTAAAGTTAACCGTCACAAGTATGATGAGGACTTCCTTAAGACCTTCGACGTCTTTATGGATATGGGTGCTCGTATGTTTGAACCAGCGGAGGCAGAATGACAGGCTTTCAAAGTAAACGAGCAATGGCTAACTCTAAAGGAGCAGGTATGAAAATAGTACGAGTTGAAACACTACTAACACAAGAACTTGAAGTTCCTGATACTTGGGAGCGTGAGGATGTATTAGACTTCCTAGCTGAGTATCAGTCATTCCGTACAGCCTTTCAGGGCGTGAGCAACGAAGATCAAACAGCCCGCATCGTCGACCTTGGCGTTGTGGAAGAAAGAGTAACTGAAATGGGCGAGGAGGCCTTTGATGAGTAAATTAGCAGAAGTAGCATACGATATTGAGCAACTGTACATTGAGGGCTACAGGCCCACATCCATCGCGGCTCAATTGGACATCCCTTTGAGCATGGTGTACGATTGGTTAGAGGCTGTGAATGTAGCCGCTGACGAGGAAGAGCACAGTCCTTATCAGACCATCAACAGTTGACAACTTCTGCTCAATTTGCTATAATAATGACATAGTAAGGAGAGCGAGATGAAGATTGTAATCAAAGTACCACAAAAGACAAGAGCACACTTTGTTCTCTTTGCGGAGAACACGCCCTTCAAACCCAAACGGGTGGAGAGCAAGGTGTTGTATAAACGCAACAAAAAGCACAAAGGACGCGACTATGAATGAGCATGATCGGGCTAATTTGGAGTTCCTTTTAAACGCCGACGAAGCAACGATTAAAGATTGGCATAGTAAGGTATCAGCAGATGATATCGACTACGCACACGAGCTTTTAAACGCTTTTAGCCAGGAGTTGCGTGAGCAGGCTCAAGCATTGAAGATCGAAGCTGAAATGTCCTTGTCCGACAATTACCATGAAGCGAACATGGTTATTGACAGGATTAGGAAACTCTAGTATAATAACTACTTACACAGCAAAAAGGAGCGAAGATGAACATAGCAACATTAGAGCAATATGTGGAGAACAAGAACAAGTGGCGAGCCGTATTCAATCAAAAGCCTTTGAGCCTGTTGAACGGTGCAGATCGTCAGGCCATCGCTGACAGCATTGACAGCGAAATGAGCCCAGAGAACCTTACCTGCGATGGCGAACTGCCTGCGTCAGTGGTTCGTGCAAAGATGCGTAATCTTACTCGTTGTGCTAGCGAGTTGCTCAGCATTGATCCTAAAGTAACATTTTCTGAAATGGGAGTTTAATATGCCAAATTGGTGCAATAACACAGTAGAGATCACACACAGCGACCCAGCCAAGATTCGTGAGTTGGTTGCGGCGGTTAATGAAGGCAAGTTCTTGAACTACTGCAAGCCAGTGCCAGAAGCCCTACAGATTGTAGCGGGTCGCGTAGGCGATGACAACGATCCTAAACAGATTGCTCTGCAAGAGCAGACCATGCACAATCTCAGCACCTATGGTTATGCCAATTGGTACGACTGGTGTGTGAATGAGTGGGGCACCAAATGGGATGTGGATGCCATTGAAACCATTGAACTAGAAGGCGATGTAGATCATGTTACCTTTGGCTTTGACTCAGCATGGAGCCCACCTACAGGTGCTATGGAGTATTTGATAGAACAAGGGTTCACAGTCAGGCTCTACTACTATGAGCCCGGCATGGCATTTGCTGGTATTTGGGAAGACGGCCAAGATGACTGCTATGACATTGGCGGTTACACTTCAGAGACTGTCAAAGAGGCTATCCCAGAGGCCCTAGACGAAATGTTTGGGATATCAGAAACGATTGCAGAATACGAAGAAGAAGAAAATGAAGACTAATAAAGAACTCAACACAGCACACGATGCCAAGCAACAAGACAAGGTTAGACCCAAACAGCCCGAATACCAATTCAAAGAGCTGGAGGCTGTGATCCGTCAATGGGTGAAAAACGATGAGTAGACTCGCACTATTTGGACGTCCGTTCGTAGTTTTTGATGCTAAGAATAAGGATCATAGGTCATACTATCATAACTTTGCCATTACAGGCTCATGGGGGCAATGCCCTGTTAGGTTCGTAGTGGATGATGATCATGGTGATTTGGTTACAATGATTCAGCGTAGCTTGATTATCTACTACACGAACAAGGAGTTTGGACCTGTTGTAAAAGAACAACAGTCAAATATTCGCCCAAAACGCAAAAGAAACGGTTGACAACTCGCCAAAAGAGTTGTATAATTTGAACATGTTAGAGAGATTGGCTCAATAACATATTTTTTAACACACACAGAGGTAACAAAATGGCTACAGATAAATTGTTTAAGGTTGCAGGTATTTCTAATTTGAATGGTACATACAAAGTTCGCTTTGCCAATGACATGATGCGTATTAAGGTTCTTGCCAAGTCAGGACATACTGACATTCGCTTGGCTGATCTTGAAGCTTCAGTTTCAAAGATGGATGCCGCTAAGATCCTATTGGGGTTGGACGAGTTCGCTGATTCAATTGCTCAGGCAACTATCACCGAATATATTGCTGAGAACACTCCTAAGGCTAAGACATCTAAGCCTGCCGCAAAGGGTGTTATGAAGCCAGCTAAGGCTACAGCACCTAAGGCTGTTAAGGCTCCTACAGCTGACATGGACGAAAACATCCCTTTCTAATCTATGTTCATTCAGTTTGAAGTTTGGGGACTATTCGAGGGGCATGAAGAGCTCCTCGAATGTGTTCCAACCCTAAAGGAAGCAGAACGAGTAGCAGAAGATCTGCTAGAGTTCAACGAAGAGATTTGGATCTTAGAAGATACGGATGATGACTTACAAGAAGTTAGACGTTATCGAAATACCAATCCAATAGGATAAGAACAAGGGCCTATAGCTCAGCGGAAGAGCAGGGGACTCATAATCCCTTGGTCCCTGGTTCGAACCCAGGTGGGCCCACCATTACACAGACGACACGTCCCAAAGATGTGTCGTTTTTTTTTGGTTTTGACGACTTGACAATCCCCGCCCAATCCAGTATAATTATGATTCGAAGGCAACGGGATGGACGGCAAGGCTGGGCGTGTCTATAATACCCTTTCATCCTGTAAGGTTGTTGACAATTTGGCTAGACTTTGCTATAATACTTACATACAGACACAAAAGGAGCACTAAATGAGCGAATTCAAAAGCTGGGAAGAGATGTCCGTGCTAGAGCAATATGCCTGCCAATACTGGGATATGTATAAGGATGCCTATGGCGTTCGCCCACGCGGTATCGATACTACCAATTGGACAGAAGTAGAGTTTGAGGCTGAGTTCGTTCAGTTGAGCCGGACTATCGAAGCCAACTACAAAGAGCAATTGGCCAGTGAGGCTCGTGCTATTGAGGCATTTGAAGATCGTGTAGAGAACCTCATGCACACCAGCACCAACCGTCAGCGAGTGATTGCTTGGTTGATGGATGCTGAAGGCGCCAATGGCGACTACGAGTATTTCTGTTTCACTCAGGGCTTGCCCTATGGTTACTTCAATAAGGAGACAGTATGATTACATTAGAAACCCGTAAGAACTATGATCAACGACACGGCGGGCCTTTTGATAGAGGCAGTGCAGACAGTTGGTATCATCGTCCCCGTAGCCCTCACTTCTACATCGGCGACACCGGCTCTAGCGAGCGTATCAACGAAGCTCAAATGAGCCCACAAGAAGTCCAAGCCTACCTAGCAGGCTATCAATGGAACGAGCAGTTTGGCGGTAAGAAAGATTGGGATTAACCCTCCAAAGTGAATGGGATTTGACTGAGTGTCCAAAATACAGTATAATAGACACATACAGAAACAAAAGGAGCAGACAATGAGAAACGATACACTAACCGTAGCAGACATGATCCGTATCCTGAGTACAATGGATCCCAACATGCCCGTGCATATGGGCATGAACATGGAGTACTCTAGCCCTGTGAGTGCTGATATGCTAGAAGTAGATACCTTTGATGGTGTTACTATGTTGTATATTAACGACTGTCCAGGTGCTTGACATTATGGCGCTCAGGCGTTATAATACTAACATCAACAGCAAATAAGGAGCGAAAAATGACACAATTAAAAGACATGCAAGGTAAAGAGATCAAAGTAGGCGATCGTGTAGCAATGGTCAGCTATCACAATGCTGGTAGTCTTGTTATTGGGGTAGTTGAGAAGTTAGGTACTGTTCGTGCTCAAGTTCGCCCTGTAAAGGCCTCCTTCACTAACATCGTCCCTCAAGTAGCCAGCATTGGCTCAACAGAGTTAATTAAACTCTAAGGTTGACATACCCTCCAAAAGAGGGTATAATACTTACATCAACAACGAACTTGGAGCGAAAACTATGTTCAAACTATTATCTACAGCGAATCCCAAAATCCAAAAAGGTACAAAGATGGGCTATCTCAGCTTCATCCTACACCTTGCACCTGCTGATCTTAGCGGACGCGAAGTATGCCCCAAGCGAACTAAAGGTTGTACAGACGCTTGCCTTAATAAAGCAGGACGCGGTGGCATGTTCCGCAAAGGCGAGAACACCAATATGATCCAAAAGGCTCGCATTCGTAAGACCCAATACTTCTTCAACAATCGCGCAGACTTCATGCTGGATCTTGTCTCAGACATTCGCAAGGCTATCAAGTTCGCAGAGCGCAAAGGATTAATCCCCGTGTTCCGCCTCAATGGTACTAGTGACTTGAGCTGGGAGAAGTACGATGCTATCCCAGGGCAGAACATCTTTGAAATGTTCCCTAATGTACAGTTCTATGACTACACTAAGGTGCTCGGTCGTAAGACTAAAATGTATCCTAACTACCACCTTACATTCAGCAAGGCAGACGGCAATGACGCAGATGTAGCAGAAGCACTCTTGCAAGGCATGTCAGTGGTTGCTGTCTACGACAAAATCCCAGAGGGTGTGCCGTCAGCAGACGAAACTGACCTGCGCTTCTTAGACCCTAAGGGCATTATGTTAGGATTGAAGGCAAAAGGGCCTGCCAAAAAAGACTATTCAGGCTTCGTAATCCGCTTGACAGAAGTGGCTTAAGAGGCTATAATACTAACATCAACAGCAAATAAGGAGCGAAACTTATGTCAGATAAACTATATGCATTCTGCGACGCAGTCGTAGCATTCGTAGGATTCTTTCTAGTCTATGGAGTGTCAGGCACAATTGACACTGCCCCAGACAGTCAATTGTTCACATTAGCCCTTATGGCCTTAGCAGGCTTGGGCTTGTTCTTCGCAGGCATCAACGGCTTGACAACCCGTAAGTAAGACAGTATAATTAACACTTCAACAGCAAATAAGGAGCGACACTATGGTAACAGCAGATCAAATCAAAGCAGGTTTTGTACTAGCACATCTCGCAGGTGTTGAGATGTATCAAAAGATTGGCGAGCGTGATGCTTGCGGTTTTGGTTGGGTGGATGTGTACGTGGATCGTACTAACTCCAAGCAAGCCAAGGAATTGATTGCCGCAGGCTTCCGCAAGGACTACAAACCCAAATGCTTGAGCTATTGGGATCCAGCAAAGATTCCAACTCAGTCAGTGAGTGTTAAGGAAGCAGGCGCTGAGGCACTGGCCAACTACCTAACAGCATTAGGTTTGAAGGCTTATGCAGGCAGTAGACTAGACTAATGGCTACTGCTATTCATTTCTGTCTCATGTTTCTGCTCATAATTCTTGCGAGCAGAAGCAAGAGATAGTATAATTACGTTATCAACTAACATTAAGGAGCGAGACTTATGGCAAAGGTAGTTACAAGTAAAATGCTTATGGCACTGCAATCTGAAACAAAATCACTGGAAGTAGACACAGCTGCGATCAAGGCTAAAGAGCTTAAATTGAAAGGCGAAACAGACGAGCAGATCCTGGATCGCTTGCGTGATCGCTTTGAGATTCTAGACGACATGACTCGTGCTGTTAAGAGCGGCAAAGTCAAAGCAATGATTGTCACAGGCCCTCCAGGTGTTGGCAAGAGCTTTGGTGTTGAAAAGGTTCTGGCCAAGCATGATGTGTTCGCCAATGTAGCACAGGACGAGAAGCTGAAGAAGTACGAAGTGGTCAAGGGCGCAATGAGTGCCATTGGCTTGTACAGCAAGCTATATCACTTTAGCGACCGGAAGAACGTCTTAGTGTTTGATGACTGTGACAGCATCTTACTTGATGACTTGAGCTTGAACATTCTCAAAGCAGCATTGGATACATCAAAGAAGCGTACCATTAACTGGAACACAGACTCTAGCTTGTTGCGTAGAGAAGGTGTGCCTGATTCATTCGAGTTCAAAGGCGGCGCTATCTTTATTACCAACATCAAGTTCGATCACGTCAAGAGCAAGAAGCTGCGTGATCACTTGGAAGCATTGGAAAGCCGTTGCCACTACTTGGATCTAACTATTGACACAGAGCGTGAGAAGGTCCTGCGCATTAGACAAGTGGTTACTGACTGTGGTATGCTTGATGACTATGACTTAACGGATCAGCAGAAGCTGGATGTGGTTAACTTCGTAGCAGACAACACAGCACGTCTACGTGAGCTCAGCTTGCGTACAGTACTTAAGATAGCTGACTTGGCTGTTAGCTTTCCTAACAAGTGGCAAGCTGTAGCGGACATGACATGTATGCGCCACGCATAACAGCTTAGGGTAGGGTACAGCATATAGTAACCCACCCAGACAGCGCCAACGATTCGCTCCCGGTAACGCTGTCACAGAAAAGGTCCATAAGCCCGATTCGCTCCCGGCAAGACCTTTTTTAATCCTCGATCGGTGACGGTCGGGGATTTTTTTTTGATTTCGAAAAGGTCGGGAGGAGATAATAATAAAAAAGATTTCTTCGAGAGGGGTGGGAGGCATATACATTTATAAACTGTTGTATTACAGCAACAGCGCATGGGTACCGAAGTAAAAACACCCCTCTAAAAGTTTAAGTACTTCTTTATAATTTTTTACGCGGGCAATTTTTTCATTCCTAAATACCCATTTCTACCTGTTCACTACAGTAGTTTGTATTGTACTCAAAAGTAATACGTTCATGCTGTAAGTGAAACTCATATATCATAATATGGTTCTGTCCCATGTTAGTATAAGTGGTAGTATCAGGTTCCCCCAAGCCCAATAAGTTTGGAGTTGGCATTGTAGCCATTATAGCCACTATTTGACTATCACATGGATATGTTTTTGAGTTTACAGAAGTTGTAGGAGCGCCAGCACCGCATGCTGACAGCACTATAGAAGCAGTTGTTATTAGTGTTTTCATACTCATAGTATAACACACTCCCACTTCTCATGCTATACATGTTACTATTTTTTACTGTTATTACACCCGTGAAAAAGCCCTACGAATAGAGCTTAAGGATTCGGGCATGTCCCGTATAGTTGTTCAACAGTAATCAAACACTCTTAGTTTGGTGGATTCTCACTGTGCATTAATTTTGCTTGAGGCTTGTGATCTAAGTATTCTGAAATCATCTGCATAAAACCTCCTGTCACAGTATAAGTTCTGTGTATAATTATTTATAGATTACAATAAGATTACGGGTCAAACAGGCCGATTCTACTCTCAGTAAAAACGCTAAGTACTTCTCAAATTTTTTTTGCGCAGAAATTTTTCAATCCTGCAGGACCCTTTTTGGCTAGACTAGCCAACCAATAAGAAACCCCACTACAAAAGCTGCTAGGCCCAACAGCGTCACAGTAAGTATATAGATCCATGTATTATCACTTAATCGCATTAGTGTTTCTAGCATTGTATATTTACTATATACTAGTATGGACACACACTTGATTATTCCCCGTATACTTACTGGATTACTCAGTATATTTCAAGCCAGTCGACTACGTGATTGTGTCTATACGCAAGCTCAGCGTATACAGTCCTTAGAACTAGCCATAGAAGATATTGAACGTATAAATGCGCACAGTGATCAGCCCAATCGACTTATAGCCAATATATGTCAGCACACTAGTCGCGATTGAACTCTCTAACCCATGTGAATCTAGTATTACCGGGCAACCATTTTAACTCTTTGCCCTTTTCAGATAGATCCATGTCTACTAGAATCCAATCGGGTTTCTCACTGAATTTGACCCGTTGTTCACGTTTAACTATACGTACTACACGGCCCGTGGATTCTAGCTTGCCCAGCACATGTGGTTCTGCACCCAATTCCAACAACTGTTGATCACTTGCTCGTTCCGTGCCTGCACCCATGTGATGATTCTGCACCCAGTTTTCTTTTAGACTGTTAGTTAATTCTCTTATTAGCATATGTGATATTTAGCGGCAACTGACAGCTGAACGCTTGTTCGCGTTTTTCCGCTGTGCTTCGCACTAAAAATTTTGCTTGCAGCTTCGCCGATTAAAAATTTTTTTGCGCCCCGCTTGGGCCTATAAATAGTTGACCCTGGAGAATCCCATGAGCATACTATCAAAACTACACAATATCATTTCAGCAGACCTAGCCGAACTGTTTGCCGCAAGCAAGCGAGCCAGCGTCAAAGCTGTCAATGACGTAGAGCAATTAGAACGTCAGCTGTCGGAAGCACATCAAAAAGTCATTGACACAGCCACTGAAGCTAGACAACACGCAGAAGCAGCCGCGGCTCGTGCACATGCTGCCGCTGTTGAATTGGAAATCGAAGCCAAGGCTGCTGCAGAGAAAATTGCCCTGCATACTGAACGACTAGCCCGTCGGGATCCTCAACTGTAATTGAGTAAAAATAATGTGCGATGTTTGTCGTACTTGAAAGCCACGCTGATTTGATAACACTCTGTGGCCATGTTCCAAGCCCAACGCTGATACTTGGGCCCTGTGTACTTGAGTAACCAAGCTTCTACACTTGTAATACCCACAATCCAATCCAACTGCTCATATGCACGTCCGGGCCATGCTATATCTGCAGTGTACTCAAAGCCATGAATTACTGGGACGTAATCCCAGTTAGTATAAGTGGACATGCTAGTATTTAACTAGTCAAGGCTTTTTCTCGCGATATTATACCGGTTTCAAACTGATCCAAAATTACTGGCGTATTGTGTAGGATCCAAGTGGCTGTTAGTAGAGCTAGTCTGTTGTGATTAACTGAACTTAGATGATTGAGTCTAGGATCCTGCATACTGGCCGTGTGCTCGGTCCATTCGTCCATGCTGATTTCAACTAGATTGCCCTGTGCAAAAGTCATATGCTTGTAGCGTTGGGCAAGATTTAGATCCTTGATCACCTGCTCACTGTCGGGAAAACTGGCTATGACCAGTATTTGTATATCCAAAGCCTGGGCTGAATGATCCAATCTAGCTAGAAAGTTTTCCAACTGTATCATGCGACTAACGGGATTCATTAGAAACTGTGTGTACAGCATAACAGCTTCTACCTGCTGTTGACTAATGGTGTTGGGTGCATGTCCCCTGAATACCTGACTGGCCTGTGGATTGTCTATGAAAAACCAAGTGCGATCCAGTGTGGTCAAGCCCACGATAACTGTATCCTTGGCTTTGAACGTGCCCTCGTGCCGACTGTATTCAGCGTACATCCAATCTAAACTGGTAGCTTCTAACGCACGGTTTTCTACAGGACCTAGAGCCTTTAACTGACGATGCCAAGTGGTGTCATCGTGTGTGGCATCGTTGAAAAAGCTGTCGCCAAAAATCCAAATCATTCAACTTCTTTATAGTAGTATTCGTAGTTGACTGTAGTGGCATTTTCTTTACGAATTCTAGCACCATTTTTTAAATGGAATCTACGTGCCATGGGCGTTTGAGGACTTAGTGTAACTATGCCTTTAAGATCAGCATAGTCTTTTTTCAACCACTCGGCGGCCTGTTGCAGCAGCGTAGCACCGGCTCCTGGAGCATAACTCCATATGGTGTAAAATACAGCAATTTCCTTGTCCTTGCTCATGTTAACTAGGTCTTCCTCAGTTTCGGGAACACCTTTGAGCCATTGCATACAAGTGGCTGCCAGCACTTCTTCTCCTGCTTTGAGTATGAGTATTTCTGCTGCTTCGTTAATGCGTTGCTCAAGGGGAATGTGTGGACGAACAGGGTCGTCCTTGATTAATCTGACTAGGGGATCAGTGATGTCTCTAATGTGATGAAGTTCCATGTTTCGCTACCTGGTTATTATATGTGTACTTATCTTTCTGACCAAAAATTACAAATCATCGCTAGGCAAATTGTTTAATAGTTCCCTTAATTTACTGCTGGCAACTTCGGCCTGCACTTTAGGTGCCGGAGTACCGTTGTCTACGATTTCACCTGTGGTACTGTTAACTGTTTGTCGCTGCTTGATACTGTTGAGCAACACACTGCCTGCACTGGCTTGTCCGTGACCATAGCCGTCTTCTTCATCCAAATCTGAAATACGCAGTGTGTCAATATTAAACTCTAGGTCAATCTTTTGACCAACTCCGCTGGAACTACGTGTTTTCATTAGCTGGATTTGATAACGTCCACGTTCACGCATTGCACGACTGGTAAAGATACCAAACACATTATCAGCTGTTTGAATCTTACTTAATCCGCCCGAGATGTGGCTGTGATCAAACTCAACTTCTTCAACAGCACCGCGATTTAGCTGTGCCGCTGTGACAAATATACAGTTCTTTTCTACAGCTAGATTACGCAATTCCTCACTGACATATTTGTCTTTGACAAACAAGTTTTCAGCACTGATACGCTTGCTCAAGGGCAACAACAAGTCCATATAGTCTACCAGTAGTACATCAATCTTGCGCCCCATTTTGATTTCATACTCTTTCATATAAGCGCGAATATCATTGGCTGTCTTGCCGCTTGGCATATACTTGACTTGGAATTGTCCTGATTTTTTTCCAATCATTTTGACTTTCATTTCCACGTCGTCAATGCTTTTGAAAATTTCTCTTGTGGGTATTCCAGTTACCATAGCATCTACCCGCAAGCTAACCAGTTCTTCACTCAATTCAAGTGTCAGATACAAGACATTGTGTCCAGCTAGGCTATAGTTTACTCCAAGATTAGCCAAAAACAAACTCTTACCAGCACCACTACCGCCAGCCCATATGTTAAGCTCACCTCGATTAAATCCACCATATAGTTTATCATCGATGGCTTTCCAACCTGTGGATATTTGTCCATTTTTATCCTTAATACGCATCAATCTAGCACGGGGATCAGCAAAGTAATCAGTGCCCATGTCACGTTGTAGGCCCACTTGTACAGCCTGTTTAATTTTTTCTTCTACAGGACCATATTCACCTTTTTCCAGCAAGTCAGCTGACTCTAAGATAGCACGTTCAAGACCTTTGTGTCTAATAAATGTTTCAAAATCATTCATCAACCAATCATAGTGTTCGTCACGTAGATCTTCTGCTGCCTTGAGATTTGATCCTGTAGCTGCATTGATAATGTCTGGCGTGGGCAATACATTATTTTCAGTTACATATTTGGTTAGAAATTCTGCAGCTGGTTGTAGTTTACGGTCAAATAGATTACTGTCAAAAATACTTTGACAGCGTACAAACGTGCCAGCATCTGCCAACATCATTTCTAGATATACACGTTGTATGTCATATCCATAATCAACGTTTTGTCTTGCGCGGTCTTTTTTATCATTCATGTGTGTATTATAGTTTCTTTAAATATTAATTGCAAGGTGTTTGACAGGACTCCAGTTATAATCCCATACTCTCTGTTTAGTGTGATATAGCACGGCTCCAATACTACTACTTGGATCTCCAGGGTTAGGAAGACTCCAACGATACTTAAACATAGGTTCAACATACCGTTTATTTGCCTGACTATTCATAGCACACCCGCCCATGTAGACCAAACAGTCTGCACCTGTTAATTCTTTTGCCAAGCTCATTACCGAGCCAATTTGTACTTCAAATGCATCTTGTACTGCGGCTGCTATATCACACTGATCTTGTAAATTATTAATGGGATAAGGCCAATTTAATACCCCTCTGTGGAAATTATAATTCAAATCAACTGTGCCAGTTATGTAACTATTAACTTCTTTAAAATAGCGCCACTTGTCTCCTTGCTGGGACATTTGTTGTAACAAGTATTCATCTTTGATTGGAGTAAGTCCGCATAGTTTTGTAAATGCACTGTAAAACAATCCCAAACTATGTGGATAACTTCTGCTCCACACTTTGGTCATTTTGCCGTGTTTTGCTTCCCATATCGTGGCGCACTCAAATTCGCCGATTGCATCAAGAACAACAATTGCACAATGATTAAACGGACTAGTATAGTACCCAGCGGCAGCATGACTAGCATGGTGAGGAGTATATGTGATAGGTGCATATTTGAATTGTGTTAAATGTCGTTTTGGTAATACAGACATATCCATAGCTGTTCTATACTGTCCAGCATATAGTTGTCTAGCTTTTTTAATCCAAGGACGCTCATACCAGAAGATTCGATCTGGTGCGCCTTGCCCTAGTGCTCGATTAAGTATGGTGCCATCTAGTAAATCTTCTGAAGAATTATCCAAAGAAAATAATTTATTATCTTTGAATACAGCTAAACTACTGCCATGATTAAGAGCGTTTATCCCCCAGAGTATCATTTGTATATAAATGGATCACGTTTACGTAATTCTTCTAGGCGTTGTTCAAATGCCTTTTTCTCTTTATACTTGCGATAAGGAGTTAACAGCCAATTAATTAATTTTTTCATATTATGTCCTTTAAATTCTGTATGCGGTTACTATGTTATTTTCTAGTACAACACTAGTACTGTATTTTCCTTTGCCTACTCGATCATAACTCCATGTTTCTTTATACTTGGTTTTAAGTTGTTGTTGCTGAATATATCCAGGATATCCTTTTGACTCTAACAACATTTCTCGAGTTTGCCCAACCCAAATATCACCTAACAATATTCTGTCTGCAATGTTTTTACCAAAACGTTTAATCAAATCATTCACGTAGGCTTCGTGTTTTTTTCGTTCTTCTTCGGCAAGTCTAGCTGACTCTGCTTTTTCGTGTTCGTTATACAAGTACCATACAATACCTATAACCGCAAAAAATCCTGCTGCCTGCCATGGAAATAAAATTATAAGAAATATTATAATACCTAATATAAATGCACCAGATTCCATTATACTGTATCCTTAAACCATTTTTTTGCTCGTAATTGAATTTTCAAACCGTTAGATTCCTTACTATTTACAATTAGCCATAGTGTTGCTAGACGACCAAGTTTGATTATAGCATCGTTGATATCTTTAACACTATCGGGCCAGTTAGGCATGCTAACACTCCACCCTAACTCGATTGCACGTTCAACAGTTTTAGGACCTTCATGGTCTCTATCCGGAACTAAAACTATTTCTTTACCTAATTGTTTTAACAACCAGTTTTGACTATCTTTAATCTCTGCTCCGAGTAATGCACAGCCATCAATACTTAGCGCATCAAACGGACCTTCGCTGACAATTACGAACTCACGATTGTCCTTCTGATTATCTAAATTAAAAACATAGCCAGGTTGTTGTTCGCTCAAATACTTAGGACTAGCATCTCCAATAGTTCTAGCAGTCCATCCTACAATTTCATTATTAAATAAAAATGGAATAATAAGTCTATTGCTGAATCCAACTTTAGGAGTCCAATAGAAAGGAAAATCTTCAGGGTAAATTTTTCTATTAACCATGTACTCTAGCACAGGTATAAGTTTTTCTGGAAGGTCAACTAACAAGTCTGTAATTAGTTGACTATCCATAGGTAACGCACGAACATCAAATTTTGGAATAATACTACGGATTTCTGTTGTATTATTTTCGTCTAATCTCAGTGCTTCTAGCCTTAATTGTGCAATGATATCATCGGGGATATTTAAATCCCGCATGAATTTATTCATTTTTTGGCTAATGTGTCTACCTGGTTGCCAGCTACATTTGAATCCGCAATTGAAACAGTGATAGCTTACAGCATCACCACCATTAACAATAAAGCCACCGCGCTGTCTCTTGTCATCACAACAGACAGCATTAAACCCAATCCAACCGCTTGGAGTATTTTTTCTCTTGCCAGGCAAGTATTGTAGTAAAGTGTCTGCAATTAGGCTCATGCCTAAGTATAACACGTTATTTGATTAAAATCAACTGATAACGGTAACTGTATTAACCATTCCGTAAACTAATGCTGGATTTTGCTGAGCACCGTATTGCCAAACATCTGGATACAACCAACTAACTCGCATATAGTTATAACTGTTTCCAGTTGCTGGATTTATCACTGGAATATTATTAAATGATACCGTTGTAGAAGTTTGAACTGAATATGTAATTGATTGTAATTGTACGGCATCCTTGAATGATTCTACAGAAATAGTCATATCTTCTGTGGCCTCTACATAAATTGTTCCAATAAAATTTGTCATATTGATTCTAAAATTCATGTATTCTGTAGCCTGCGCTTCATAAAATTTACAAGGAATTGCACTGGTATGATTAATTACATTACCCATGTAATTAATTTCACCTGAAAATTTATCGTAGATGATGGTTTTTCGACTTTTCGGCATAGCATTACCGATTACATCAATTCTACCAGCAGCGCTAAAAAAACTATCTGTATATAATACTATGTTATTTCCTGAACTATCTACGGCTATAACACTATAAGTTAAACTTTGACTATCTATATCTGAAATGTCTTCTGCTGGAATAATGATTTTTGCTAGCCCTTTGATAGCACTAGTTAGTGTTACTCCTGTATGCCCAGATATAGTTTGGCTGGGAAATGTAACTGTTAATGATGTTGTTGCACTATCGACATCGACTGATACACTTGAAACTATAACCGGTCCTACTATATTTGTTCCCGTTAACACATTGGAATTTAAAAAATTGCCTGTAATATTTGCTGTAGGTATTGTAATTGTTGCTGATGTAGTTTTTGCAACTGGAATCGGCGCAACTACTGTAGCTCCAGTTGCTGTAGCTGATGCTAGCAATGTTAAGGAGTACGGGCTACTCTCTAAAGCCTTACCGCTTGCATCCATTACATTAACTTCCATGTTAGTTAATGCGGATAAGTCTATACGCTTTTGATCAGCGTTCTGGATATCGAATTCTATGACGTTATCCACGCCTTGATAAATTTTAATTGTTCTTGCGTACACGACTTTATTCTCCACAGTGAATCCTGCCAAATTGGCTAATAGTATAGCTCTATTAGGATATAAATAACTTTGAACTTTTTGCATTGGCGAGGACCTTTAATAGTATTTATGGCAAAATTAAGAGACAACATTGAACAAAATCTACCATTTATTAGCGTCATCAACTATGGTGAAAACGAATACGTGGGAATTATAATAAACCAAGATCAGTTTGTAACTAGTTTCTACGATCTAAACGCCTTAAAAACACCAGAGGAAACAAAAGTATTTTTAGAAATCGGCGAAGTATGGTGGTGGGAAAGCAATCGCCAATTTCCTATTACTGTATTCTGCAGAGATGAAATACAACCCTTTAATTATGCTATTAAAACATTCAATAGCAAAGACACACGTATTATATTAGGCCCAGTAGTAAATTTAATGAATCTTACACTAAAACGTGTTAAACGAAAAAGTGTTCAGCTAGTACGTAAAGTTCGTTAATTAAACTCGTAGCTAATTCTTTCGCAGATTAAATTCATCTGCACTACAATTACATGTGCATACGCAATAGCATGCGCTTTCTTAAAATAATATTCGTCATTCTCTGGTTTTATCCAAATTTCCGACAGTATCGTTGTCCAATCTTTTCCTATCAAATAACGCTTGGCTGGCCGAATCATAGCTAGCACTGCTGCCAATTGTTCTATTGATGTGGGCTTGACCTGTCTCAATATAGACCCGTGCCCATTCACGTGAAAGAGTAAATCGACGAAGTCGTCTTGCTCTAGTAGATCCCATAAAGGTTCTGTCTCCATTAATTGTGTTAAGTGTTCTTTATTTTTAACACCTTCGTACACGCTGACATTTAAAAAATCTATTTTAAAATATCCGCGATCTTCGGCTGTTTTATAATCAATAGTACTTATTCCAGTTGCAGGGTTGTATGGAATGCTAGTACAATATATACCAGTGTTGTGCTTTTTAAAAGAACCGTCGAGACTAGCATCTATATGTTTTAATACAGCTAGTGCTTGAGTTCTATCAGCAAAGTCGAGGTCGATATCTGGCATAGTTAATTAAAATTAAAAGCAATACAAATTCGTTCATCATCGATTAAGTGTCTTGGAACACAATGTCTAACATAACTTCTGAATATGACAAGACTACCGGGACTTGGTATAAAATCGTGTGTCATCACATTCATGTAGTTAGGTATAGTAGCTGCAACAGGACACATGTCTGGCTCTAACGGGCTTTCAAAAACTAAATTAGAAGATCCTTCAGGCACCGATACATAATAAACAGCCGAAAATGTACTACTATGGTGATGATGAAAATCTTGGAAGTCGTATTTTTTCATAATATTAATCCAAGCTTCTGTGCATACATATTTCTTTTTGTTGCGTTCTACACCTAGTATTTTGGCAAAATTGTTTACATGTCCAGTAATGGTCTCTACAATTATTTTAAAATCCATATCTTTAGAAATGTCATGTGTGCCTAATGTATTGTATGTAGGACTAATCCACATCTCGCTTCCTGATTTAGTTGTCGATTGTATGGCTTTTATTTTAGATAACAAATCGGCATTTGTTTCTTCAATTTCAGTTATTTTATCTGTATATATTGCTGTAGGAAATAATAATTCAACACCCATTATATATTACTCTCTTTAATAACTTCTTTTACAAACATTACATCTTCTGGTAATTTTTTAAATTTGCTAACCCAAAATTGTGGATCAATAATATTTTGTATATGTCCTAATTGATCATCGCTAAATTTTTGTAGCATAGCTTTTCCATTAGAACTGTTTAAGATTAACCAAGGACTAAGTTTTCCATCTTTGATATCATAGCATGCTCTACTTAGACTAGCATATAAAAAATAATGATTCCATTGTGCGTTATGATCATCTGCCCAATCCATCATCGTTTGGATCGATCTTTGTGTTGCGGTTTCGGCGGTTTCTCTTCTGATAAGGTCGAGTACGTATTGGGTGTAGAGTTCATCTCTACACCAGTGGTCGAGCTTGACTCCAGAGCGGACAACATAATCGATAAATTTTTCCGGGTAGAGAGGATTAACATTGCTGACAAAACTGCCAAACTTAACAAAAGCATTATAGTAACTGCTTTTACAAAAATCTTCATATGTTTTTTCCTGTTTACTATTGGGTTGAACTATTTTATAGAATTTTTGAAATGTATCAAACGCAAGAACTACATGTTTTTCTTTTTGTGCTAGATGCCTGCGTTTTTGCTCACACACATGTACAAACAAAGTCTTTTCTTGCATAAAGCCTTTGCTACAATGTCCACAGGAATATGGTTGATTAACTAATGCCATCATTTTAATTTTTTAGCTATGGTTGCTTCGTCCATTCCGTATTTTCTTGCTAGCTCTTTCATTTCTTTGTCTGTAGTTATTTCAGCCAATAACTCTAACTCATCTCGTTTACGATTAGGATAAATTTCTTCTAAAAATTTATATCTCTTACCGCCAGTACCTGTTTTTTTCTTAGGCCCTATCCAATTATGGTAAAATGTTTTTTCGCCATTATAACTACACATACACAATAACAACCATAATAATTTAGGATGTTTTTGTAAATCATTCCAATTTTTATTAAAGTATTCGTTTACAGTTAATACAAAATGTTCCTGTATTTCTCTTTTTTGATCTTGAGCACTACTAAGATACCTGTTTAAAATAAAGAATTCACTTTTTAGACTTTTTTGTTGTTCGACAGTCATTTCGTCCCATGCCGCGCGAACATTCATGTCTACAAATGCTATCTTTTCTTTTAATTCGATCTTATCACTCATATTTTTCTTGACTTAGTTTATATAATATTTTAACACGATCTATAGCTTTTTGCAAGGCAGGATTGCTCTTTCCTGCTAGACGAATTTTAATCCATTCATTATGATCAGCTAATTCTTTATTGCCGATTTCCTTACGCACATCAAATCGTTTCGATTCTTCGGGATCGTAATCCCATCCAATTGCTTTTCTAGTACTAGGGTCTGCACCAAATTCGCGAGCATACGTAACAGTACCGTTGCGCTCATAAATGTAGTTTACGCCTGGTTTAAGATTACCCACGGAACAATTCCTCTTTTGGAATTAATCTAGCATCGAACGCTAACACTGTCCGAGTACCATTGCCTTTCCAAGGATACACAGTATGTGGAATATGGCTTGGGAATACTAAAACTGTGCCCGGTGTAGGATCGTATTTCCATGTATCAGTCATGACAAACCTGTTTACATCTTTAGTTACAGGTAATCTAAATAAAATTTGTGCATCACTCGGTTGACTGTTATCTACTAATTCTGGTGCACTGATGTATACATTCCCGCTGATATTTCCAGCAGGATGGCTATGCATTTCTTGGTAATCTCCAGGATATTGTCTAATAGTCCAAATACTAGTAACAACAATATCGCACAACTTAAGATCTTCTGCGCCGGATTGTTGAGTTACAATTTCCATATAACCTTGACAAATACCTTTAATGTATTTGATTAACCATGTCACATCAACATCTTTATCATTAGGGAAAATTTGTACCTGATGTCCACCTCTAACACTAATAGTCGGATCTCCCGCATCATTGGCGCCATCTTGCAAGTGCATTGCATCTACTAGTGTATACATTTTACTATATTCCTGCGGAGGAACATTATCTATACAAATTATAGTAGGTTGAAAATATGCTATCTTTAATGTCATAATAGTTTATCCAATTGAATTAATTCGCTTTGTCGTGATATTTCTTTAACAAAATAAACACAATCTGGTTTTGACCCGGTACTTGTAGGAGTAGCTAGTAGTTGTCCATTCTTCATTTTAGGAAAATACCATTTTACATCGTTATAAAAGTTAAGTATTTTAATAGGTTTAAATTCGATTCTAAAACTACTTAATGGATTAAAACATAGTGCTTCAAATCCTCGATCATTTAAGCTAGTTAACGGTAATACTTCGATATCACAACTACTTGAACTATCTCCGACCGCTATGCTCCAATCTATCGGCATAGTAACTTCATTATCTCCAATTTGCAATACAATTGCTGGAGCATTAAAACTTTCTAAAAATATTAACGGCATAAAAAAGAAATCAGGCGAATTGGGATCACTGTTATCTAATACCGCAAAACGTGTATTTTCGTCTACCTCCTCGGGTAAATTGTTCAACGAAAACATTTCGTTATCTAATGTTAGTATCTGCATAGTTCCTTATTTTTGCCAATCCACTTTATCTAAAGTAAATGGATACTTGGCTTCCTTGTAAAATTTCTTTCTTTCTGTAAGATGGCGCTTTGCCCACTTACAAGTACTGGTTAGATCCCAGATTTGTACAAAATCCTTATCTTCTGCCTTACGGATGCCTCTGCCTATACTTTGTATAACTCTAACAAATGATTTTCCTGGTTCTAATAAAATCAAATTAAAAATACGGGGAATATTAATTCCAACCGCAGCAACACCGAATGTTGCAACAATTACTTTATTATCGCTTGTTTTAATTTCATCATATTCTTCTTTTCTATCAGTAGTTTTGACCGCCCCTGATATAAAAACTGAATCTGGTATTTCATTTACTAAAAATTTGCCTGAATCTATTCTATTAACTAGAACTAATGTGTTGCCTGATTGTGATATTTTTTTAATTAAATTGCTGATATATATCATCCTGTTTTCTTCAGTAACAAGATATTTTAATTCTTCTTGATATGTCTTAAACTCTGGTAAATCTATCATCTGTACTACATTAACATGGCATGCTGATAGCACACCCATTTCTTGCAATTCGTGAGCTTTAATTCCACCAACAACTGGCCCAAGACTGGCAAAAATAGGTTCTGCTTCAAAGTCTCCTTTAGGAACTGTTCCAGTTAATCCCCAACGTATAGGTGCATTACATAGATTTTGTGTAAGTAAATTTTTGAGTACATCTGCTTTTGCCATATGAACTTCGTCTACTATCACCGTTCTAACACCATCTAAAAATTCAGCTAACGATACAATATCATACTCGTGATTTTTACTTTTTTTATCTAAAATATTAAGACTTTGCCAAGTGCAGATTGTATGTGTTTTGTTTAGATCTTTTCTGTCCCCGTAGTATACACCTACATCTAGTCCTACGTTGATGAAATCTTCTTCTGTTTGTTCAACAAGACTTTTATTAGGAACAATCGTAATAGTTCTTCCATATTTTTCAGCACAATGACTTAGTGTTGCTGTAGTAATTGTTTTGCCTGCGCCTGTTGCAATTTCTTGAAGACTTTGTGTATTTTCGAAAAATCTATTAATTGCTTCGACTTGATAATCACGCAACATAATAGGTTTGCCTTCTTGTTGATGACCTTTTGGCCATACTTTACCTTGATCGGCCCAGTATGTTTCTGTTACTGGTTCAAACGATATTTTTTTAGTAGTACGCAAATCTTCTAATTCATCGATGTCTATATCCATGTCGGATAATACCGCAAGTACTCTTTCTAATTGACTCAAGTAACCGTTACCCCCAAGTCCAAACATGCTAACTTTGCCGTCCCAACGACCTAATTTATAAGCTGGGCGATAGCGTGCCGTTGGATCTACATATTTGAATGTATTTGCTAATTTCTTTCGAGCTTCCAACGGTAAGCCTTCAAGTTTGATATTTACTTCGTCTCTAATTACTAATTTTACAGTCATATTTTTATTCTAAGATCCATAGTAACTGGCTCGTCTGCCCACTCGACTATTAAATCGCAACAGTTAGAGTATACACTAGTTTTGCCGTGACGTAAACCCATTTTAGTATCCAAAGCAAGTACGCTCATCGGCTTCCATGCATTAGTTAAGAAAAATTTCGGTAATTTCCCGCTCATTACAACAGCTACTTGTGTGTCGTCATCTAGTCTGTAATTATATTCTTTTTCTTTGATTAACTGATTAAAATGTTTTCCAGTCTCGTCATTGGGTAATCTAAAATATACACCAATTCGATCAAAAATTCCATTATTTTCCAGGGCTTCTGATAAAATTTGTAAATTTTCAAAATACTTGTTATTCACATAAGTGTCAAATACAACCAATAATGGTAATCTACGTAAATTGACCAAAGACTCTATGGTATCTGAAATTGAATGAGTTTTTTTGTCCACATATACTCTGGTTTTTGACCGGTTAGCAATGTACTCTGTTAAATTTTCACCTGGATTTTTTGCATTTTCGACCAAGTACTGGTATCGCATACTTCGGTCATTGATGATATTTTGATCAATCGATGTTGACAGCCCTAAGTCATCGGTAATAGCTTTTTGAAAATTTTTATGTTCAATGTCGGTGATTAAAAATTGGTCAAAAATTTCGGTTTTCGACCATGATTTTATGGTTTTATAGTAGTCTGTAATAGCTTCGTCAATTTCAAACTCAAACGGACTGAGAGCTTCATATAGAGCAACGATATTTTTTTCAGTCAGCTCGCATTGCCAATTTTTAGTGTTTACGTGCGAAGTAAGCCCATCTGTAGTTTTTGTCAAATTTGTCAAAATTTGACGAATTTCTTGAGAAAATGACATTTCTATAAAAAGTATGGATTCTTGCTCTTCGTTCTTTTTAATATAAAGTTTTTTAATTTGTTCTATGTGTCTAAAAGGTTTAGACCAAGAAATATCAGATAATGTGGTTTTAATTTCTTCTGAAAAATTCTTGATTTTTTCAGAATTTTCTCGAAGAATTTTGACTAGCAATCGACTTTGATTTTCTGTGATAAAAATATGCGAATTTACAGAAGATGCAAGGCTACGTAACACTTTGCAATCTCGACCAGATATTTGGTCTTCAATGGCAGGGTTAGTTGCATTAGAAATTTTAATTAATAAGTTATCTACAGTCATAATAAAGTAAGTGTACACTAACGATTGTTAAAGGTCAACCAATTAGAAAAAAATAGGCCTCAATATTATTTAAGGCCTATTGTGTACCTTTTGGGCAAATTGATTATAAAGTTGCATCTTCCATACCAGCAACACGTAGCTTCACAATATTTGTGATTTGCCATTGTTTCTGATCAAGTGCTTTAGTAATACCTAACCACTTATTACGTAGTAAAGCAAATTCGTTGATAATTTTTTCAAAGTCAACAACATCTGCTTCACCTTCTACATAACGATGGCAATCTTGACTACTTAAGGCACGTTGATAGTTTTCCAAGTATTTACGAAAATGTTGACTCTTAAGACGTCTTAATTCAATGTTAAGGTATTCTAAAATTGCTTCAATTTCTTGTAATTGACCGAATCTATGCTCGACAATGCCTGGCATCGATGCCGCGGCACGTTCAACATTTCCAACAATCTTACATTCTTTAGCTGCATCAATTAACTGATCGTTAAAGTAATCAACGGCATCTGGAATTTTAGAAATATCTTTACTAACTTCAGAATACCAACCCATTAAAACTCCAATTCGCCGTAATCTTCGTCATCTTCGATATCTTCGTCATCATTGAGATAATATCCGATTGCTTGATCAAGTGTTTCGTCTACACCTAATGCTTCTTTAAAAACTTTATCCGGTACACCGAAATCTGCCAATAGATCAACATAGCGTTCTGCTACTGTTTCTAATTGTTTTTTATCAATATACTCAACAAAGTTTAGCCAAATATCGCCCACTTGTGTTTCATTCAACATTCTCTTCTATCTCCTCTGGAATGGTAGTTGGTTTAATTTTTAAATGATAATTTGCCATTACCATATCTAATTTATCATCTTTCCATTCTTTTCGGTACAATAAGGTTTCTTCTCCAGTAGTTGGATCAACATATTTTAAACGATTACCTTGTTGTACAAGAAGTCCTTGCTTTTCAAGCATATCAACCATACCGCTATAAGGATTCATTCCAGTTTCATATGGAATTTTAATTTGCACTGACTCGAACGGTTTAGCATAACGTGTTTTCATAATTTTGCATGCTGCACGAATACCATTTACCTCGCTAGTTTTGTTGCCGTCTTCGTCTTCTTTCAACTTTAACTTCTTCATAGCAACCACGATAGAACTTGCATAAACGAATCCTTGACCGCCTGAAATTTTGTCATCTGGATCAAACATATCTTGGCTTGCGTATGTATGATTAGTACATACCATACCAACATTATAATTACCAAACATGTTTACACAGTTACGAACAAGTGCTGTAAGTGCTTTAGGTTTACGACCCATATCACCTTTAAGGTCACCTGCTTCAAATTGATTAATGTCAGTAGGAGTAAGTAACATACCCAAGCTGTCTATGACAAACAGGACTTTTGGTCGTTCAGTCATTTCTTTATATTCTTTCATAAACTCATGAATAGTTTTAGCCACATCATCGATCATGGCCATGTTGAGTTTAAGAAGTTTATCTTCGCTAGTATCCACACCTAAATCGTGTAACCACTTTTCATCTAACGCATTTTCTGTATCAACTAAGATAACATAAATGCCTTGAGCTTGTGCATTACGTACTAGATTACCCGAACAGATAAAACTTTTACCTGCACCGCTTTCGCCGGCAAACACAGTTACTTTACCTAGTGGGACTCCTTTATGGAAGTCGCCACTAATTAAATAATTAAGTGTGTAGTTGCCTGTACTAACCCAATCTGTAGGATCATTGAATCCTACTCCAAGTCCGTCAATTGACTTGGTCAAAGTTTTTCTAAACTTTGATAAATCAAACGCTTTAGTTGCCATATTAGTTATCCAAGTCCATTGTGTTCCATTCTTGTACTACAGCAAGCATTTCTTCTTCTGTACTACAAAGAACTTTTGCGGTCTTCCACTCGCTTTCGTCATCACGACCACCAACTTCTACCATAAAGCCATTATCATAACGGTTAATAGTAATTGATTCATTTACTTTGCTTAGTTTGCTTAATTTAGCCATTTAATTCTCCTGTTTTTGTAGATGACTAGGGCGTACAACTAAGTTGTAGAGGCCCTAACCGATTATTGTTTTTGACGATTGCGAATCATTGCCAAGATATCTTGAGCACGTGAATCGCCACCCTCTGTAGATGTCGGAGCACTTGCTTTTGGTGCAGGTGTCGACTTAGATACTGGTGTATCGTCTTCGTCGATGTCATCTGTTGCTGGTGAAGATGCTTTAGGAGTTGACTTAACAGGATCTCCAGTATTTTGGCTCATCCCTGCTGGTTTGAAATATTGTCCCCAACGTTCCATATCATATGGTTCGCCGTCGACTGATGCTTCAAACATTTCTTTCATAACCTTTAACTCAACTTCGCCAGGTTTCTTAGGCAAAAAGTCTTGTAAGTTATATAAACCATATTGAGAAATAGCAGCCTGTTCAGCATCGCTCAATGGACGCTCACGACGTGCCCAACTAGATGTTGAGTAGTCAGCATAACCGCCTTTGCTACCTTTCTTCATGCGATAGTCTAGACCATGCACGTAGTCAGTTGGCAAATCTTCCAACTCTGGATCAACCAAAGCAGCACGGATGCTTGTAAAGATTTGTGGGCCGATAATAAATCTACGTATTGGATTTTCTGGCTGTTCTTCAGCCTTTTCGCCTAGACCGTCCTCAACAACAAATCCTTGGAAAATGTATGAACGCTTTTTCCAGTATTTACGACCCATATCTTCCAATGCTGGATCTTTAAACCATCCACGTACTTCTGAAAGAATAGGACAAGTGTCGCCATACATTTCAACGCATGGTACTTGTACTGTGATGTTTTTGCTTTCTGATTCGCCTTTGATACCTGCAAAGGGAAGTTTGATCATTGCACGTTCAACCCAGAAAAATGTGTTATCTGTGTTGCCGTCTGGTAAGAATCGCATAACGGATTCGCTACCTTCTTTTAAGTTCCAAAACGGATAAATTGATTTATCTCCGCCTGTTCTTTCTCCAGAACCTTTTGATTCCGATGCCTTAAGTTTTGCTCTAATTTCAGCTAAAGTTGCCATAATATTCTCCTATTGTTAGCCTTTATGTGCTTTTTTATTTGCCTAATATTCATTTATGATCTACATAAACAAAAAGCGCATACATGTTATTGTATACGCTTTTATTTAGCATTGCAAGAGAAATCTTGCTGAAAATACGAGTATTTTACTCAATCAACGATAGTGTACCAAATTAACAATTCTAGTCAATTCGTCATTACGGAAGCTAGTACTTTCGCCCATTGCTGCTGGCCCGGCTGGCATTTCTTGGGTTGTTTTTACCGCATTCGCTTGATTTTGAGCGTCGGCTGCCGCATATTGTGCATCGTCAGCTTTTTCAGCTTCGCTTTTTGCTGGTGCAGCTGCAGGTGCAGCTGCAGGTGCTGCCGCAGGTGCTGCCGCAGGTGCCGTCGCCATATGTCCAACTGTGTCACGCGGACCATTATAAACTCGTTTTTGTGCCGCTTGGCCTGTCGCAGGTGCAGCATCTGGCTTGGCAAATGTAGCATCTGTTCCAAATTCAGAACCTTGTGCTGTAACATTTGCAGGTGCGCCAGCAGGTGCCGCCGCAGGTGCAGGAGTAGGTTTTGCTTGATTAGCTGGATTTTCTAAACCACCTGTCGGAATTGCGGTTGCCGCGTTAGTAGTACCGACTGGATTCTTAGCGGCATCTCCTGTAGGAGCCGCTGGTGCCGGTGTTGCTGCTGGTGCCGTAGGTGCCGTAGGTGCCGTAGGTGCCGTAGGTGCCGTAGGTGCCGTAGTGCCAGCTGGTGCAGCCGCTGGTGCACTACCACCAAATTGTTTAATAGCCGCTTGTGTAGCTGGCCCCATGATACCATCGGCTTTAATTTTTGCACCT